TTTCGTAACATTGCTCACATTCCAGTTGGAAATGTCGCCGTTGAAATCCGAATTTTGGAACATATTCTCCATATTTAAAACTTTTCCGACATTCCATTTTGATATGTCGCCATCAAAGTATGAATTGCAAAACATATATGACATATTTGTAACGTTGCTCACATTCCAGTTGGAAATGTCGCCGTTGAATTTTGTGTACATAAACATACCAGCCATATTTTTCGCATTTCTAACATTCCATTCAGATATGTTTCCATCAAAATCCTTTAATGTGGAAACGGAAAACAAATATGAGAAGTTTGTTATGCAAGAAACATCAATGTCGTTCAAGTTGCAAAAAAAGCCATATTCTTCAATGTGTTTTTCTATGCAATCAATCAGTTCGCCTTTTGTTTTTGGCTTGTATTTGTATTGGGACAGCACAGCAAGCCTTGTTCTTGTAACGGGTTTGATTGCGAGCTTTTCACTTATATATTGATTTGCTTTAAGTATAAACACGATTCAGTTCTATTTTAAGAAATTACCTTTTATCCAGCTTGGCTTTTCTTTTGGTAAAACAAGTTTTGGGTTGTATAAGCAGCAAAAAGTTCCGCCAACTTCTTGTGGTGCGCCATCGAGTGATATCATATGTTTGTTGTTTTCACAATAAAATCCACCGCCAACTTTTTTTGGTGAGCCTTCAAGTGTGGTTAAGTTGTTGAGATAACAATGGAAATCACCGCCAACTTCCTGCGGTGCTCCTTCAAGCGTGGTCAGTTCATTACGACTGCAATCAAAATCACCACTAACTTCTTGTGGTGCTCCTTCAAGTGTTATAAGTTTATTATCATTACATAAAAACACATCACCCACTATGCTTGGTGCGCCTTCAAGCGTGACAAGTTTGTTGTGACTGCAATCAAATTTTCCACCGACTTCCTGCGGTGCGCCTTTAAGCGATGTTAAATCGTTATAACTGCAATAAAATTTTCTTCCGACTTTTTGAGGTGCGCCTTCAAGTGTTGTGAGTTTATTGTCGCTGCAACTAAAATCCGAAGATACATATATCGGTGCGCCTTTAAGTGAGGTTAGGTTATTTTGACTGCAACAAAAATCTTCTTCAATTTTCTGCGGTACTCCCTCAAGTGTGGTTAATTTATTGTTTTCACAATAAAAACCTCCACCAACTTTTTTAGGTGCGCCTTCAAGCGTTGTTAATAAATTATTGGAACAATCAAAATATCTACCGACTTCATATGGTGCTCCTTCAAGTGTGGTAAGTTCATTATCAGCACAACAAAAAGCACCACCCACTTTTCCAAATTTTATCGTTAATTTTCCATCAGCAACAATATCTTGCGACACATACACATTGCCATTACAGTCATATCTATTTGTGGATTTATTCAATACCAAATTGTTATCTTCTATGAATTGTTTTGTTATATCTCCAGCAGATGACTTTTTAAGATTACCACGTGTTGATTTTGTTATGGGTTTTACACCATACTTATTGTTTTTGAAATCATCAAATTTAAGTATTTTCATATTCTAATATATTGTTTATTCATTCTATTTATAAATATAGAAATTGTTTTGCATATGCAAATACTCAAATCAGAACGATACATAGATGAAAAACTTGACATTAAGCCAATAACCAAAACAAGGCTTGATGGGTTCGTCAAACCTGCGGTTGATGAACGTACAAAGAAGTTTATAACAAGCAATGGGTTGGAATGGAATTCAAGTACGAGAAGCTATGATTGTAAGCACGACATCAAAATTTATGGGTTCAATTTGATAGATGGAAAACTCCCTATTAGGTTTGGCATTGTTACGGGTTCGTTTGAATTTGACAGTTATTGTTATGATGAGCTTGTGTCTTTGGAAGGCTCTCCAAGATATGTCGGCAAGCATTTCGATTGCAGTGATTGCAAAAAACTTGATACACTTGAAGGTGCACCACAAATGGTTGTCGGCGGTTTTGATTGTAGGTATTGCGGATTATCATCATTAAAAGGAGCACCGATTGAAGTTGGCGGTTCTTTTTATTGTTCAAGCAACAATTTAGAATCATTAGAAGGAGCACCGCAGAAAGTCGGCGGTGGGTTTGAATGCAATAGCAACCATCTAAAAACGCTAAACGGTGCACCGCAGGAAGTTAAATTTTTTGAATGCGACCATAATTTTTTGAAAACACTTAAAGGAGCACCGCAAAAAGTACACGAATCGTTTATCTGTTATAGAAATGAACTAACAACACTTGAAGGAGCACCGCAGGAAGTCGGCGGATGTTTTGATTGTCGTTATAATCGTTTAACATCACTGAAAGGATTGCCGAAAAAAGTTGGAAAATACGTTGATTGCAGCAATAACAGAATAAAGTCAATTGATGTTGAGGTTGAGGAAGTCGGAGGAAATATGCTATTTGGTAGCAATAAGAATTTTGTCAAGCCGATACAGAAACCAAGTTGGCTGAAAGGTTTGTTGATTGACAGATAACATTGTTTAATATAAAATTGAAATATGAGAAGAGAATACGAGCAGTCCGCCCCCCCCCCACAACCGACAGAAGTTTATTTAACTAATGTGTATTGTGAAAACAACACTGTGGTTGACCACGCCGTAAATGTTAATTATCCTTGGGGAACAACAACGGATGGTGTATGGTTTACAAATGGAAACGTGACAAATAGAGCTTATTACATATACGCAAACGGCGGATATAAGTCGGTATATATAAATAGAAGTATAAAATGGAACACATCAACGCCAAATCCTCCAACAAATGGCGTATGCCCAGAATATTTCGGTTTTGGGCTGCGGTTTAAAACAATGTTTTATTCAACAACACATACAAATGGCAAAGAACCATTAAGCTGCTTATCGCATAATAACACAGCATATCGTGGTTATTGTTTGATTTGGATGTACAATTCTGGATGGTATTGGGCTTTATGCAAAAACTCGTATGACCCAGCTGCGTCCAATGTTACAAAAATACAAATACCGTATGTTGAAACCCAAAGCAGTCCTATGATTATACAATGGGATTTCAACGCAACGCAAAATCGTTTTAAGGCGTTTGACAATTTTGGAAATCTTTTGGCAGACAGCGGCATTGATACTTCCCTGCATAGCAATGAACGTGTACTTCAACTTATGTGTGGTAACTGGAACAGTGGCAATCAATGCAATCCTACTTGTTATTACAAATACATACAATTCATAGATGGAACAAGTGTTGATGATTTTTTGCAATAGACAAAATCATCAAAAAGTGTTCGTATAAATAATATACGGCACAATTTGTTTGTGTCGGCGAAAAATATATGAAATATTATGGCTTTACCACATTATAGTAATTCTATAGCGAGTACACAGCACTACGAACCCGTCTATAAGGCGTTGTTTGAGGTCACTATATTCCCGCCAGCCGCAGTCAATTTTGACCAAGCACTGCTTCTGCAACACGTAAAAAGCATCGGCGGTCTTGACGGCCTCAACCCTTCTGTGAGTACAACTGAACAGAAGTTCAAACAAGCAACCCGTTCATACGCTGGATTCCCAGAAAAGACCACTCTCGACTTGGCTATGACGTTCACAATGAACCTCAACCACTCAAACGAGAACTACATTTACACCGCATTGAGAAAATGGTGCAACATTATCTGGAATCCGCTGAATGGCGCAAGCGGTATGAAGAAGGATTATGTAGGGAGTATGATAGTGGTCCAATTTAACAGGGACGGCTCAATCTATCGTAAAATCATTTGCAAGGATGCTTTCCCGACTGGTCAGTTGCAGGTTGGCGATACCTTGGATTACAGCGATGCTGAAGCAGCAGAAGCCCAATTAACGTTTAGATGCGATTATTGGGACGAACAAATCGTTGGCATTTAATTCTAATGTTTTTATGACAACCAAATCCCCCAAGTATAATGCTTGGGGGATTTTTTTATAAATAATGTATTGTTATTTAATGCTATTATGACATACGATTATTATATAAATTTGTGCGAAAACGATATATCATTTTATAAAGAAATTACATTTAGAAAGAATTTTGTTGTTGAGTATAATGAGATACAAAAAATGTCATTTCCTTCGGAATTTACATTTAATCAAAAACTATATCATTATTTGCATAACGACACAGATTTGAAACTCGGAATTTGTTATTGCGGAAATCGTTGTAAATTTGTAAACTTAAAAACTGGCTATTTAACTTATTGTTCAAGAAAATGTATGGCCAATTCAAATAATGTTTCTGATAAAAAGAAGCAGACTTTAAATGAGCATTATGACGTTGATAATCCTATGCAATCTAAAATTATTAAAAACAAGGCCATTGAAACAAATATACAAAAATATGGTAATAAATGTACACTGCATAGTGAATTGATAAGTGAACGTGTTAATAAAATTTTTGAAGAAAAATATGGCGGGCATCCTTTAAAATCAAAATCTGTTCGTGAAAAACAGAAAACCACTTGTCTTGAACGATATGGCGTTGAGCACATTTCACAGTCAGATATTGTGAAAGAAAAGAAAAAGATGACTTCAATGGAACGATATGGTGTTGAATATACATTTCAGTCCAATGCGGTTAAAGAGTCTATAAAGAAAACAAACAATGAGAAATATGGTGTTGATAATCCGTCACAAGCAAAATGTGTTAAAGATAAAAAACGTCATACATTTCTTGAAAAATATGGAGTGGAAAATCCATTTCAGTCTGAAGAAATAAAAGATAAATCAAAAAACACTTGTATTGAAAAATATGGTGTAGAACACGCATCAAAGTTAGATGCTGTGAAATTAAAGATAAAAACGACAACATTAGAACGATATGGTGATGAATCATATATACGAACAGAAGGATATGTCGATAAAGTTAGAATACGATTCAAGGAGCTTATAGAAACGGCAAACAAAAAACATATGAAAACAACTTCTGGCATATCAAGAATTGAAATACTTTTTTATGATTATCTTGTTGAAAAATTCGGAGAAAATGATGTTGTTTACAATTATATGTCAGAATTGTATCCTTACAGATGTGATTTCTATATAAAATCCTATGATTTGTATGTTGAACTAAATGCACATTGGTCGCACGGTGGTCATCCGTTTGATGAAAACAGCCAGACTGATATTGAAAGACTTAATTATTGGAAATCAAAAAATTCAAAATACTATAATATCGCAGCAAAAGTGTGGTGCGAATCTGATGTTAAGAAACGGCAATGTGCTAAAGAAAACAATTTGAATTACATTGAAATTTTTGACAACGACATAAAAACCGTTATAGATACATTTGAAAAGAAACTGGTGATGTTTTAAATATAAACCCGCAGAAACCTGCTGGTTTTTTGTTTTTCAGAATAACGATTTTTGTGAAACGAGTTCCTTTATTCTTTGCAAAGATGTTTTATGGTATGCCTCATCTTTTTCAATGGCGATATAATCACGTTTCAGACTTATCGCCGAAAGTTGTGTGCTGCCGCAACCAGCAAACGGGTCAACCACCAAATCGCCTTCATTGCTGCTTGCCGATATGAGCCGTTTTATAAGTTTGAGCGGTTTCTGTGTCGGATGGTATCGTTTTTCTTCGTAGAAGTCTATGTCAGTCCAGACATCAGTAAGCCCCATTTGCGGATTGAACGTCTGTGCGATTTTTGAATACGGCAGGTCAAACTCCAGTATTTCCGACAACTTGTTCCAAAGTTCTTCTGTCGGGAATTGCTCGCAAACATTCTTGCCAGTATATATGCTCCACATACCTCCGCCGTTTGTCTTTACACCGAGAGCCTCGTTTATTTGTTTGGAAGTGAGTCCGAGTGCGTTCTGTCGTTCTTTAAGAAACGGCTTTATCTTTTTCTTGTTGTCCTTGATTATGAACAGTATGCTTTCCGTTACATTGGGGAACAACTTGTAATTCTTTGTAGCCCTTCCAGAAACGGAACGCATACCTTTGTCTATTACAATCTGCTGGCGAAGTTCAAGACCGAGGCTTTCAAGATGAGGTATTAGATGGGCAAGCGTTCTGAAATATCCGAAACAATAGAACGAGCCGCCATATCGTAGTATTCTTGAAACCTCTTTAATCCAAGCCAGACACCAGCCGATGTATTCAAGCTCGGTTCTCCATTGGTAATCCCAAGATTCACCGACAACCTTCCAATACGGAGGGTCAGCAACAACGAGGTCTGCGCAGCCAGAATCAATGTCCTGCATTGTTTCAATGCAGTCCCCAAGTATTGTGGTGTTGCGTTCAATCATAATAATCTACGACAAATTTGGTTTTTCCGATAGTTTTTGTAAATCCGACATTTTTGTTCTCATTCCGTTTGTTTAGAATAAGAACACTTTTCGGAATGCAGTTTTTGTCTATTGGTGTTCCGTCAAGATTGACCAGATTTCCGTTATCGTCAAGTTTGAACGGATGAGGTTCGCCGTCATTGTCCTCATACACCGCACCGATTGCATTCGGATGCTTGTCCGACAAAACAACGTTCTCGTAAATCTTGACCAGTTTTGCGAATTTATCATCAACAAACTTGTTACGCATTGATTTGAGTTGTGTGTTTGTGATTGGTTTTATGTCCAGCATATTTTGTATAAGTTTTTAAATGACAATATGTAATTGGTTGGTTGGTTGTAAATAGCAAACAAGCATAGCCATTCAACATTAATGGGTATAATACTTCAAGGTCTTTCACAGTTGTAAATAACAAACAAGCATAGCAATTCAACATTCGTCTATCCAAAAATTCACTGTGTCGTACAGTTGTAAATAGCATACAAACATAGCCATTCAACATTTGTGTAACCTAAAGACCTTGGACAAGTCTTGTTGTAAATGGCATACAAACATAGCCATTCAACATTACGTTGCCCGTTGAGAAATTGGAGACCTGTTGTAAATAGCATATAAACATAGCCATTCAACATTAACATCAAAAGACGCTGTGTCACTCATACGGTTGTAAATAGCATACAAACATAGCCATTCAACATTAAGAAATGCCTTGAACTGCTCTACCGTTGGGTTGTAAATAGCATATAAGCATAGCCATTCAACATTTGTGTAACTTAAAGACCTTGGACAAGTCTTGTTGTAAATGGCATACAAACATAGCCATTCAACAATTGAAATCCACCAACTTAATTCCGTCACGATGTTGTAAATGGCATACAAACATAGCCATTCAACATTGATTTCAACAAAAAGGAAATTAGAAAAATCGTTGTAAATGGCATACAAACATAGCCATTCAACAATCAAAATTCTGACAAATTCTATCATTTGTATGTTGTAAATAGCACACAAACATAGCCATTCAACAATCTCAAAAGATTGACAAAAGCAAGCAATATCGTTGTAAATAGCATACAAACATAGCCATTCAACAATACTTCTGCAAGAAATCCTTGCTCACCATATGTTGTAAATAGCATACAAACATAGCCATTCAACAATCTCATTCCAAGCAGATTTGCCACTTTTAGCTGTAAATAGCATACAAACATAGCCATTCAACAATCTCATTCCAAGCAGATTTGCCACTTTTAGTTGTAAATAGCATACAAACATAGCCATTCAACAATCAATCGGTTGTAACAGAAATTCCTCTAAAGTTGTAAATAGCATACAAACATAGCCATTCAACAATTCAATTATATAAGGATGGGATGAGGGCTGCGTTGTAAATAGCATACAAACATAGCCATTCAACAATCATTGTTGTCGAGTTTGGTAATTTCCTTGTGTTGTAAATAGCACACAAACATAGCCATTCAACAATATTCTCCAACTTGTCTCATTCCAATCAGCGTTGTAAATAGCACACAAACATAGCCATTCAACAATATCATTCAGTCGTTCATCTTGTCCTCACAGTTGTAAATAGCATACAAACATAGCCATTCAACAATCTCCCTTCCTCAATCAGTTTGAGTTTCACCGTTGTAAATAGCATACAAACATAGCCATTCAACAATTGCTGTTTACGTCTCTCATTCTTTGCCATCGTTGTAAATAGCATACAAACATAGCCATTCAACAATGCATTCTTTTTGAATCCGCTTATGTTTTCTGTTGTAAATAGCATACAAACATAGCCATTCAACAATCATAAACTTAAACAAAGGAGACATTCGTACGTTGTAAATAGCATACAAACATAGCCATTCAACAATAGGAAGTCGAGGAATACAAGGTGCGAGAGAGTTGTAAATAGCATACAAACATAGCCATTCAACAATTACATCAAGGAAGGAGGTGCTTATGAGCTGGTTGTAAATAGCATACAAACATAGCCATTCAACAATAACCAACTTGCTGTGTTTCGCAAGATTCTCGTTGTAAATAGCATACAAACATAGCCATTCAACAATATATTCTTTTCATTTCATTGTATATCAATAAAATGAAATGGGTTATCTCTTACAAAAATGCTTGTTTGTTATACAATATGTCAAAGAACGCTTTATTTTTCAATCAGTAATAAATTATTTTGCTGATTTTGTGAGTTCGTCATATTCTTCTTGGGTCAATACTTTAACATACCCGTTTCTGTTCAATTCACCAAAAACGGTTGCTTGCGGAAGTCTTTTTTTGAATTTTGTCTGAATCATAAACTCGGCAGAATTGTAGCAGTTTTTGTCGGTTTGCTTTTTCGTGAAAACATCACGCAGATTTTTTGTAATGTCTCTGATGTTCCGTGCTGCGTTGTTGTCTGCGTTCATTCCGTTGAGATGCTGCTCTTGTATTTTACGAAGCACTCGCTTGTTTATAAACTTGACAACCTTTTTTGTTTTTCCGTTATCGCACTTTTCAGTATATTCCAAAAGATATAATTTTCGTGTTTTGCTGTCAATCTGTGATGTGAACGATGAAGGTATAAATACCGTATTCATTGTGTTATTGTTTGTGAGTTGTGCGAACTTGTCTTTGACATCAGCAAAATGAATTGCTTTGATGAAAGAGTTATAAAACGTGCTTTCTTTGTTGCGTTTGATTCCTTCATTGGTGATTGTGAAATTCATAATATTGCCAGCATCGTCAAGTTCTGGCCTATAACACATATATACATCATTCCATTCTTTTAAGTTCCACTCATCTTTCGGTTTTCCGAGTAATTTGCGGTAATTGAGAAGTGATTTGATGCTTGGCAGTCTGCGCTTTTTTTCAAATTGCGATGATGTCAAATACTCAACGCCAATGGTGTCGTAGCCATTATTTTTAATGACGTTGAACGCATAGGTTACGATGTTGTTACGGCAACCGATGATTTTCCGTTCAATTCTGTTTAGTTTGACAAGCATTTCTTTTGCTGACGGCTCGTTGATGAAGTCGCTTTTGTAAACTTCATCAGGATTGTCTGTTTTACCGTGAGCCAAATCATATTCTTGCTGCTTGCGGTTATACGCTTCTTTTATCTTGAAATAAGATATGTACTGCGCACGTAACTTCTGTGTTGAGCCAAGGTAGAATTTGATTTTGTGGTCATCTTTGTATCGTTTCTCAAGTTTCTCAAAAACATCCTGCATAGCAAGTTCTCTTTTGCAAAGTATGCTTTTTTCGGTGTCTGTGGCACGGGCAAAAAGCGAGTCCAATTCTGTGATTCCAAATGTTGCGTATTTGGAGAGTTCTATGTATTGGTTAAGCTCTTCGTCACTCGTTATGGTTTTTCTGAAATTCTTATCGGAAAGAAATTCCTTATACAGATTAACATAACCTTTGACTTTGCCTTTGTCCTCAATACTGGAATTGAGCATTGAGTGCTTTATGTTGATATCCACGCCAACAATGTTTTTCGGCAAATTCGGCTGTTTTTCATAATTGTAATCGGCTGTCAGTGCGACAAAAAGATTTCCGTTTTCAATTTTGAATGTAAAACGCTCACCGTGCTTGTTGCATATGTCAATATTTTCGTTTTCAGCACGTTCTCCATTGCAAACAGAAACGAGCGCACGATGACCGAAAATGTTTATCATATATTTTCCACCAAACAGATTTGTCGTGAGTTTATATGAAGTAAGGCCATCGGCTTCGATTTTTGTTAATTTCTTATTTAAGAGGATAACCATAGACAATCCATCCGCTCTTCTTTTGCAGCCACCAAAGTCTTTCAAGCATTCAACCCTTTTCTGATTGATATATTGCTCAACATCTTGTTTATGGTCTTTCCAATAATCAAACAATGTTTCCATACGGAAGATTAGTGCGGTGTTCGGTTCTGACTTTTGTTTCATATAGTCTATTGACTTTTTCCAGTCATCATCATTTTTGAAGTCATTTTTCGTAACTTCATAAACGGTTTGTTCAAGAAGAACCTCATCGGTCGGCATATTTTCGGAACTGAACCTTTTGTATTTCGGGTTTATTTTTAGAGTTGTCATTTTTGTGCGGTAGTTGCTTATGACATTATCAAAATACCCGTTTCTTCTGTATCCAGTTTCAAACAATGACAATAGGTTGCCGTTATAATTCTCTGGATTTATTTTCCTAACAGCCTCAAACAGCAAATTGTCTGCGTGAGTTTTCGGACAGTCTGTGAAAAGGGTGTAAAGTGGCAAATCTGTTTTTTGTTCATCAATGAAATATGTGTAATACCCAACACCCTTGTTTATCTGTTTTTCTCCAACATATTTCAACAAATCACCGATAGTAACACTTGTCAGATTTTTGCAAATCCAGTCGGAAAGTTTGTTGTAATAGTTTATGTATTCGTCAATCGTTGGTTTCCATACACGTTCAATATCGTGTTTTGACATTTTGGCTTTCATTACGTATGCCTTTACGATTGTTTGATTGTCTGTTTTTTTGTGTGTTGCCATAAATTGATGGTTTATGTGGTTTATATATGAGTTACTTATTTTTTCTGTATCAAAAATATTGGTTGTTATTTGATTTTTTTCTGATAAGAATACGTTTATAAACACCTTTACCATTAATCATAAATTGCCCACCAGCAACACCATCTCCGCCGTTTCCGTTAAGGTCGTGCTCGTGTCCAATAATTTCAATTTGATTTGGATTATAATGCTCTAAAATTGTAATAGGAACACCCATTACTCCGTTGTAATCAATAGGAATAAAATCAAGTTTATCCACATTTATTGCATCATAGTTATCATATTTGGGGTAGTCTACAAGATTATATTTTTTTTGTTCTTGCGGATAAAATAGTTCTTTTCGTTTGTTGTGTTCGACATTTGTGAACCAATTGCACAATCCTAATTTCTGATGCACGATACCATCTACCATATATTGACTTTTTTCATCAACAATTTTATTCAACGGAGTTATGAAATCCGTTGGTGTCGTGTATCCAAGCCAAAGTTTGTTATCTTTTATATATTGAAAAATTTCTTTATACGTTATGGCGTTTTTGTTACCGATAATAATGAATTTTTTTTCCAATTTTATAATTTGATTGACAAATTGGCGAAATAAACTAAATGGTGGGTTTGTGACGACAACATCACATTCTTTCATTATCTCAATACACTCTTTACTCGAAAAAGAGCCGTCACCATTTAATTTGGTTACAACAAATTCACTCTCATCAACAAACATTGAATCATCGCATTCCCCGTTATATTCAAAAGCCAACCCGTTTATGCCAAGTTCTTTTTTTATACCATTACCATTTTTTATATATTGTGTGATTACAAGTTTTTTTATGCCCCATTCCTTAAAGTGGTATGTGAAAAAATTAACAAATTCGCTTCTGCCTATATTTAAAACTTTGTCACAAGGCATATACACAATTTTTCCTTTGAAAAAATTTTTGTAATGATAAAGCTCTTTATCAATATCTTCAAATGTCGTATAGAACTCATCGTATTTGTTTTTTTTCGCCTCTCGCAAATTGCTGTTTTTTTGTTTTGACGGTTTTCCAAGAAATTCTGAAAAATCAGCATTGAGCGAAACTTTTGTCGGTGCAATGATTTTATTTTCCAGATATGTTTTAGAAAAACCTTTTTTTAAGTGAATGACGTATTTTCCAAGTATTGGATTATATATTTCTTCAAAATGTTCAGATTTTTCCATAAGTTTAGAATTATATTTAGCGAATTTATAAAGTCACAGATGACCTAAATTATTAAGTCATCTGTGACATAACCTATTTATTATTTACTCTTTTTAATGAGTGGTACATATTTTTCTGGAGTTCCTTTTTTGACACATTCGATTAGGCGTTTTTTCGCATCCTTAATGTCAGATTCTGTGAACTTGTTTCCGTGCAAAAGTTTCTCGTGATTTTCTTTTGTTGTAATCAAAAGATTTTCGGGTGCTGTTTTTCCACCCAACGACCACATTACAATATGATGACAACAAAAATCTCTTGGGCTATCGTGTTTCTTACCGTCAACGGGGTCAATGCCGCCAAATTCCTTAAATAAAGCATCTTTTTGGCTGATTGTGAAGTTCCGTATGCTTAACATTTTTTCATCATCTTTTCTCTCTCCACGCAATACATATTCAACAATTCGTGATAATGCGACAACATCGGGGTCTTGCATAAGTCTATCAACACTTTTGTTGATTTCCTTTTTTTCTTTAATTGTTAATTGTTTACGGCCATATAAAGCGTAAATCCTTCCCCAATCAGTGAGTCTCGTTATTTTTGAATTTATTGTACTTTCGTCAAAAATAGAACGCACCCAATCAATCACTGTTGTGTATGACTTAACCAAATGTTCGGCATCTGGATAATTATGAAATTCTTCCATATATGCTAAAATTCGTTTAGCCTTTATTTTTGGTGTTTCTTTTAAATATGTTTCACCAACCAACTCACCTTCACCGTGTTCTATAAACCATTTGTTTTCACCACTTTCAACAGCCCATATCGCACTTGCCCAATCCAATGCCGTTTCCAAAACAAGTTGTCTTTCAGCAGCCCTATTATACATAAATGTGTCATAATAGTATCGTCCGTCTTTGTCTTTCTTGTTAAACACAAAACCGTTAATTTTATTTGGTTTTGATGTTTTTGAATTTTTTGAAAAATGCCGTTTTGCATCCTCACACCATTCTCCAGTGAATGCGCAGTTTCTTAACTCTTGGTCGTTAAGCAATGACGTATCTTGGTTAATAATGGTAAACCAGTTCATCAAATCTCGTTCATTGCCTTTACATTTGTTAATTGTTGGCTTGTATTTTAAAAATTTTTCTTGGACTTCTTTTGGCAATTGTCTAAACAACACAAGGTTTCCACTTGGGTTATTAAGCCAATTTTCATATTTGAATTTAATCTTTCCTTCAAGAAAGTTAAACAATGTCAACAATCTTTGCTGTCCGTCAACAACACAATAATCATTTGTTGCTGTATTGTGGCCAAAATACATATGTCCAATCGGATAGCCCAAACTCACACTTTCCAACAACTTTGATTGCCATCTTTTGTTTTCTTTTACAACATAACCTCTTTGGAATTTCGGGCGAATAATAAGTTTTCCATCCAACGCAACCACACTACCGCCGTCATCATCGGATGTGTCGGAAAAACCTTTATATAATTGTTCCAATGTCGGTTCTTCTCCATCGATTTGAAACTTATCTACGGAAAAATCTTGTTGGAAACCCAATCCGTAAGTTTCAGTTTCAGTTTCAGTTAACACTTGGCTGTTTTTCTTGCTGTTTACATTTTTGCTGTTCTTCATAACTTTTAATTTTTAATGATTAATGATTATTGTTTGTTATTTGTTATTATCCGATATTGATTCCGTGAATTTTGGCGAAGTCTTCAATTTCGCAAAGTGTTTTTTTGCCGACATTTCTGTATTTTAAAATGTCGCTTTTCTTTGATGCGGCAAGTTTCTCCACCGTGTCAATGCCCATACCGATAAGGCAGTTGATTGTTCTGACGGAAAAGTCGCAGTCAATAATTCGCTCGTCAAGGATTGGGTTTCGTTCAGTGCTCTTTGGCGGAACGATACCGTTTCTCAAATTGTTGTTCTCCCGTTCAAGTTCGGAAAGTCTTTTTTTGAGGTGATAGTTTTCTTCAACAATCTTGCCGCATTTTGCGTGTCTGATTCTCCTGCAAGCCTTATTCGCAATTTGTACCGTGCGTTCTTCAGAAAGCCCGTGATTGTCTGCAACATAAGCAACATCACCGCTTTCAACAATGCCGATGAGAACGTCACACTCTTTTTCTGGTAAAACATCCCCAAGTGATTTCAAAAACGAAGCAATCGCATCTCTGGTGATTCTGCTGGCAGTACCGCCTCTGTAAAGTCCGAGTGCCGCACGCTTGTCATCAATCTCGTTTTGGAGTTTGCTGGCTGTTGCATTTGACTTGTCAAGTAATTCGTTCACCTTTCTTTTGGATTCCTCAAGTTCGGCAATGCTGTCGGTAAGTGCGTGCAGCGTGTCGGAATCAACGAAAAGCCTACCATTAATCATATGTCCTTTCAAGACACCGTTTTTCACCCAGTTAGAAACCGTCTGTTGAGTGCATCTCAAAAATTCAGCGGCATCCTCTCTGGACACCAGTCTTTTTTCATTCTTTTCCATAATCTCTGTTCTTTTGTTACTCATTAAACTTGTTGTTTGAACACGATGCAAAAATACAACTAAATTTCATATAATCTACAAAAAATTTCAAAAAGTTATCAACAAAGTTATCAACAAAAACTATGTCATTATAATGGCGTTATAAATATATGGAATCATCTTTTAATCATTAGACTATGGCAGGTTTTATTACCACAAGGAAAGACCCAAGGACATACGCAACAACTAACAGAGTGTCGAAGATGCTGCGAAAAATCAGCAACCTCGGTATGGACTTTGACGGAAAAGTGTTCAAAAATTCAAGGGCAATCGGTCTTTATGATGTTGACCCTACAACACCGAACACCCAAATATTCCAATATGAAGATTCTATATATGACATATTCCAAGGGTTCTCGTACACAGACCCGTCAATGCACAAGAACGTGTCAATCTATGACCAGCGTTACGATGACAGAAAGCGCAACGAACTGCGCAGGCTCGCTATGCAGGACGAGATTGAGGACATTCTTGACATTTTGACAGACGAAACAATATGTTATAACAAGAATGGATTGTTCTGCGAATTGCTTTATGACAAAACCCTATTGACCGATGAACTGAACACGGAGGTTGTTGATATATTCAACAGCATATATTCCTATTTCGGTTTCTGGGACCAAAATATGGCTTGGGGTTATTTCCGCAAATTCCTCATTGAAGGCTTCCTCGCATTTGAAATCATATATGACGGAGAGCCGACAAAACCAGAAACACAGAAGAATATCATAAACTTCAAGGAACTTGACATCCTTTCGTTAATTCCAGCAGTTTCGCAGCAGACTGGAGAGAAAATCTGGATTCAATATCCGAATGACCCAGCCAAGCAGCGTGTGCTTTACGACTCACAAATCATATATATAAGTTATGCGCAGTTTGACAGCGCAAGCCGTGTTTCCTATGTGGAACGTTTGTCAAGGAGTTTCAACCTTCTCCGTATTATGGAGAGCACGAGGATTATGTGGGCTGTAACAAATTCAAGTTACAAGACATTGTTCACCATACCAGTTGAAAGTTACAGAAACCGTGGTCAGCAGACACTTGCGCAGATGATGCACAACTACAAGGAGATTATTGATTTCAACGAGGAAAGCGGTGAACTGCACGTGAACGGAAGGCCGATGATGCCGTTCAGCAAGGAATACTGGTTTCCAAGTGTAGGAGGAGAAAGCCCGCAGATACAGACCTTGGGCGGTGACGGACCAGACCTCTCCGACACCGAGGCACTCAACTACTTCAAGCAGAAACTCTGGCAGACCAGCAAGATTCCGTTCACCCGTTTTGACAACACGCAAGGCCGTGGAAGTTATGCGTTGAACACCGAATCTATGATGCGTGAGGAGGTGAAGTTCAACAACTTTGTAAACCGCCTGCGAAGCATATTCAAGGAAATACTCATAAAACCCGTATATATACAACTCTGTCTTAAACATAAGGAGTTCTCAACAGATGTTTCATTCAGAAACTCTCTTACGCTTGACTTTGTTTCTGATAACGTGTTTACTGAAATGCGTGAAACCGAGGTGTTGCAGAAGAAATCTGAATTTATTTCCGCTATGATGCAGAACCTCGTTACACAAGACAGCGAGGGTAATGATGTTCCGTATTTTGACCTCGACTTCCTTGTTATGCGTTTCAGTGGTATGACACAAGAGGACTTGGACACCAACAAAAAGTTCAAGGAAAGAAAGGAACTCCAAAAAGAAGGCTATAAGGATGAGGATATAGAGAAGATACTTGACGGTGCTGACAAAGCCGACTTCAAAGCGGAAAAGAAAGAGGAAAAGAAAGAGGACGAGGATGAAGAAGGCGGCGGAGGGTTCTCATTGTAAAAGATTTGAATAATATGAGAATACTTGACACCAGCAGATACATAAACGAGAAACTTGTCATCAAGCCAATATCAAAATCAAGGCTTGGTGAATTTCTAAAATGCACGGAATTTCCAAAAACAAAGGATGAGCTTCGGGAAATCATAGAGGAACGAATGAAAAAATACGGGAACAACTGCAATCTGAATGACATTGACGTTTCCGAAATAACCGATATGAGCTGGCTGTTCTCAATCAATTTTGGATTGTCAAGGTTTTCTGGAAACATATCCAGATGGAACACAAGCAATGTGAAGAATATGTCGCATATGTTCTACTGGGCAAAAGATTTCAATTGCGACATATCAAAATGGGATGTCAGTAATGTATATAATATGGAATCTATGTTTGAACAAGCAGAATCGTTCAATCAAGATTTGTCCAACTGGAATACACAGAATGTTGGTTTCCGCATATTTGACGGAGGATATAAAAAAATATTCTATGGCTGTCCGTTGAAATCCCAACCAGAAAAACAACCTATTTTCAAAGATGCGAATACTTGATACTGACGAATACATAAACGAAAAACTTATCATACAACCGTTCACAAAAACGCAGCTTGCGAATAAAGGTCGTGGTAAGCACAAATGGTTTCCAAAAAGCAACGAGGAACTGAAGGCCATTGTGCGTTCAAGGATAGAAAAAGAAGGTGACGGCTGCAATCTCAACGACATTGATGTTTCTTGCATCACTGATTTTTCAAAGGTGTTTTATGGCATAGTGGTAAATGTGGACATTTCCGAATGGAATGTGTCAAACGCATCCAATATGACAAGTATGTTTGAATACTCAAACTTTAACGGGGATATCTCAAAATGGGATGTTTCAAAAGTGGTTACTATGTCGCATATGTTCTATGGCTCGGCGTTCAACCAAAACATATCAAATTGGGATGTGAGCAATGTTGAAGATATGGAATGCTTGTTTGGACACACGGTCTTTAACCAAGACATATCAAAATGGAATGTCGGAAAAGTTCGGACATTCGTAAAAATGTTCTTCCGTAACCATTGTTTCAATGGCGACATTTCTGGTTGGAATGTCAGCAGTGCCTACAATATGTGTGGAATGTTTGAAGAAAGCAGATTCAACGGTGATATTTCCAAATGGGATGTTTCTGGGGTTATGTTTATGTCCTTTATGTTTTGTGGAAGCAAATTTGACGGAGATATATCCAGATGGGATGTTCATAATGTGAACTATATGGATAATATGTTCAAAGACAGCGAGTTCAACGGAGACATATCAGACTGGAACACCAGCAGTGTGTCGTTTATGGAGTTTATGTTTAAAAATTCCAAATTCGACAGCAATATTTCCAAATGGGATGTATCAAGTGTGCAAACTATGGAATGTATGTTCTATGGCTCTAATTTCAATGATGACATATCAAATTGGAATACAAAAAATGTTACGAATATGAAAGGTATGTTCGCATATTCAAAATTTGATGGCGACATTTCAAACTGGGATGTTTCTGGAGTTACCGACCATACGAGTATGTTCACATATTCACCGCTCGCAAGGTTTAAACGGAAACAGCCAAAGTTCAAGATATGATATTCGGCCAGTCTTTAACGACTGACCTTTTTGTTGTTCTTATAAATATAGAAAATGTGTGCTATGCGAATACTTGACTCCAACAGATTCATAAACGAAAAACTTGACATTAAGCCAGTTTCAAAAACAAGGCTGGCCGAACTGCGTCCGCACAAACACCACCCGAAAACAAAAGATGAACTTGTCGATTGCATATTAAACCACATTTACGATAATGGAATTAAATGTGATTTGAACGACATTGATGTTTCGGAAATAACTGATATGTACGGCTTGTTTTCCGACAACTACGGGTTTGACAAATTCAATGGAGATATTTCCAAATGGGATGTTTCAAATGTGAGGGATATGGAAGGTATGTTCGCTGGTTCACAATTCAACGGGGATATATCAGAATGGAATGTTTCAAACGTGGATAATATGGAATCTATGTTTCAAAGGAACAAGGCTTTTGACGGGGATATTTCCAAATGGAATGTGTCAAGCGTAAAGGAAATGGATTTTATGTTCAAAAATTCATCATTCAACGGGAACATATCAAACTGGAATGTCGGCAATGTTCTTTCTATGAAAGAAATGTTTATGTATTCACAATTTAATAGCGACATTTCAAAGTGGAATGTCAGCAATGTGAAAAGTATGGAATCTATGTTCAGTGATTCCATATTTGACAAGGACATATCGGGTTGGGATGTGTCAAGTGTAACCAATATGAGTTATATGTTCTGTTCATCAAAATTTGACAAAGATATTTCAAAATGGAATGTGTCAAGCGTAACCACTATGGAAAGTATGTTTGAAGATTCAGTGTTCAACGGAGATTTGTCTGGATGGAACGTTGTCAATGTAACAAATGACAAACATATGTTCCGTAGATGCCCCATTGAGAATGACACCAAGAAACAACCATTGTTTTTTTAAGTATGCGTATTTACAGAACTGACATATTCAATGAGAAACTTTCCATACAGCCAGTAACAAAAACAAGGCTTAATGATATGGGTGTTGCTTTTAGCAAAGACCCAAAAAAACTTTTGCAAGCTGGCGACAGTGTTGTGATTAAAGACAGCGCATATCCAAAAGGGATAAATGGTATGTTTATGCTATATGTGCCAGATGAGGATATGCGCAAATACGAATATGCCAAAAAATTTAATTTGTCTGGGTATTACAAATATAGTGATGCCGAGCGTAATGAGGGTGCATTTATCGGCCATAGTCCAAGCGGTTTCATTTTTGCACTGTTGAACAACTTTGATTGTTTATTGAATTGTTGGACACGCCCAAACGGTGAACTGAAAGTCATTGAAATACGTAGATATGACAATATACAGAAGCAGCCATTTGACGAATATATTGTGAAGCGTGGCGGTACTGTCTTTGATGGAACATACGAAACGATATGGAAATGCGATGACAAATTAAATGAGAAACTTTCCATACAGCCAGTAACAAAAACAAGGCTTAATGATATGCATCCGTACAATTATAGGCCGACAACAAAAGCCGAACTTATAAGAATAATGGACAAACGCATATTGGATGAAGGCTTGCATTGCAACCTCAACGACATAAATGTTTCAGCAATAAAAGATATGTCTGGGCTGTTTATGACTGATTTCAACAGATTTGACGGCGACATATCTGAATGGAATGTTTCCAATGTCGTTGATATGAGCCGTATGTTTTATGATTCGGATTTCAATGGCGACATATCAAAGTGGAATGTCGGTAAAGTTGAGAATATGTATCAGATGTTCGCATATTCAAAGTTTAATGGAAAAATATCAAACTGGGATTTGTCAAGTGTGAATGATATGTTCCAGATGTTCGCAAATTCATATTATTCAAGGGATTTGTCCTGCTGGGATATTTCACACGTTAGGGATACTGGAAATATGTTCAGCGGTTGTCCGCTTGAATCAAAAAAAGAAAAGCAACCTCAATATTAAGATTATGGAAATAATGGATACCAAAAAATACAATGAGAAATTGGATATAAAGCCAATGTCAAGGACACAGCTTATGTCAAGAAGCTGGGATATTTTCGGGCAACTGAAAGACGGCGATGTTGTAATCGTGCATTGCGATACAATGAACGGTATAGAAGATGTGAGGTTTGTGTTTGTTTCCGAAGAAAGTATGAGGAAGTACGCATATGCGAAAACCTACAATTTCACTTTATACACATCCAATTTATATAGCGATAGGCAGCACGGCACGCTTATAGCATATTACTCAAACAAGTTTTCATATACATTGTTCAGCAAGTTTAGAAGAAATGGGGAATATAAAGCGGATAGAAGTGGTTACAGATATATAATAAAGGAGATAAGAAGATACGACAAACCTCCGTATCAGCCGTTCTCTGATTTGTATTTCCAACAGATAGGCAATTATGGAAACTATACCATATTGTATAGCAATTCGATAACGACAAAAATCAGCGAGAAACTGAACATAAGACCTATTTCAAAAAGTCAGCTCGGATTGTATAAGACGAAAACTGTTACAATAAACGGACAGATTTGGACAGCCGAAAACGCATCAACCACAAGAGCGAATGACGGCACTCGTCTTGTTGAGGGTGTTGATTATTTCGTGCATAACGGTGAATACTTCTATACGGAAATGAGTGCACAAAAAATTATTCCTTATGGTTGGCGATTGCCATATACAAATGATTGGTATCATTTGTTTTCATCTGTAAATGGTAATGTTTTATCACTTGTATCAAAAGAATATGGCGGAACTGATGACTATGGGTTTGGTATAAAATTTCTTGGGATATATGGAAAGAGCAGGATGATAGGAGAAAACCAATATGCAAATTTCATTATCGGTGATAAAAAAGAAACGGATGGCAGCACAAATACTATGAAGTTGCTTAACGGAGACCAATATAATGAAAACGGAACTATGTGGGAGGAAACGCTGCCTGGTGTGTATGGTGTATCGTTGAGATTTATAAAAAACACATAAAACAATGGAACGCATACACGAGAAACTTGGTATAAAACCGATAACAAGGGAACGGCTGAAGAACATCAAACTGGACGGATTAAAAGGTCTGCTCAAAACTGGTGATGTTGTTACAATAATAATGACATATACGAGCGGAAGAACAGAGGAAAGACGATATGTTTTTATTTCGGAAACCGATATGCCGAAATACGAAAGACTGTTCGGATTTGAAACTTGGGGAAGAAACAAGGCATATTCCATTGACGGATTTTTCGTTCATTATGATATTGTGCGGTACAAATATCTGGCTGTTTCAAATTTTGACAAAAACCTTGTATATAACGACAACTATGGTACGATACGAGAAGTTGTGCAGATAAAGAGAATGTCAAATCCGCAGCCGTTGGACGAAAGATATTTTTTGAGAATCAAAAGCGTCATTTTTGATGAACTGGATGAATTTGACATCATCGTTTTTGAAAAGAAATAGTATTATGAAAATATTTGACATCGAACAATTAAATGAGAAACTTGACATAAAGCCCGTTACGAAAAGCGGACTTAATGACATATTGTTTTCAAGTCGTGTCAAGATTGGTAAAAATATATGGACTTCAAAGAACTACAACATTACTGTTTGCGCAGACGGAAGCCAGCTTGAAGAAGGTCAAGATTATGTAAAGAACGGCGATGATGTATATTACGCATACAAAGCGGCTGAACGGGTAGTTCCGAATGGATGGCATCTTCCGACATATAAAGATGTAGAAGCGTTGTTTATTTCGGCGGCTGGAAGCAGGGATTGGCTATTGTCAAAAAGTTTGGGCGGAAAAGACATTTTCGGTTTCAACGCACTTTATACTGGATATGTTGGAACAACTGGTGCTGTAAACGGCAAGGTTTGCGGTTTTGGCGATAGGTCTTTCTTTTGGTGTGATGACTTTGTTGATTCTGAAGGATATGGATATGTCGCATTAAAATCAAATTACAACAAACTTATATACGACCGTACAAAATCATATATAAAACTACCGATAAGACTTGTGAAAAACATATAACGCCATTATAATGAGAATATTGAAATGCGGAGATTTCATAAACGAAAAACTTGACATAAAGCCAGTTTCAAAAGAAAGGCTGTCCGATATGGGTGCGGAGTTTAACAACGAAATTACGCAACTGTTAAACAAATGGAGCACTATGGAACTTGCTGAACACATAGACATACAAAACAATTTGCTTAAACACGGAATACGAGATACAAGAGGTCGTTTTATTGAAACTTTTACTCATATACGATTTAAGGTTGAAGACAAGTTTGACAGCTTTTGGCGAGATTACCGATATGGCAGCTATAAAAACGATAAAGCACATTTCTACAAAAAACACAAGAAATATGCTAACAACAAACAATTAAGGCCACAGACTATAATTATGTCGCTGCTTGTTATGCTTGAAAAGAATCTGAAAGACAAATTCTATTATCCAATAATTGAACTATATCTTGAACGTTTCAAGGAGCAATACATTATTGGAAACGATGAAATTGAGCATATATTTTTCAAGCAATAATTTTGCTGAATAAAATGTCGCATAATGCTTTTTCTCCAATAGGAAACTTTATGCAGAAATCACGAACATACAATTTCACGATTTCAATGTAGTCTTTTTTCATATCAAATTCGTGATTGCAATATATGTCAAAAATAGCATATAGACGAAGCAACTCTGAATTTCTTGATAGGTTTCCAATACTTTTGAGTATTATTGAACTGTGAAGTATATGATTATCTTTGATACAAGCGATTTCAGCCCATTTCAGATATGTTTTGACACTTTGCTTGACTTGTGCCTCAACATCAATATAATCAAATTCGATACGCATTTTTAAACGCAGGTTTTCGATATATATTGGCAGCAAAACCAGTTTCTTGTGTATGGAAAGTGCATACTCAACATCACCCATACCTTTCATTGATTTGAGCCGTTTGGCTGTTATAGGTGTTATGTCAAGTTTCTTGTGTTCCATAATTAATATAAATCTTCTGAAAAAAGTTCGCCGTCAAGCCCGCCATTTTCATCAATCTGACCAGCGGTCTTGGCTATATCAAACGCTTCCTTGCGACTGACAAACCTTCCGTTACTTGTTATGAATCCTTGCACGGCCTTGCACCTTGTCAAGTCTTTTTCGTGCCATCCGTATTTGACACGCAGTTCGTCATACTTCTGTATTTCCTCTGGCGTTGCGTGCCCGAACACATTTAGCAGGAAATTCGGGTTTGTCGGCAGGATATCTCCGATATGCGGATGTCTGTAACCGCCGAGGACAAACCCAGTTTCAATCCCATAGTGTTTCTGAAACGGATATTCGATTCCGTTGTCATACCATATAGCAGCGCACACGACATATTCAATGGGTTCATAACAAACCTCAACGTCTTCGTTTTCCGCAAACCAAGCGAGTGCTTCCTTTTCGGATACGAAGTCGGATATGCCGTGGCCGTCTTTTCTGATATGAACTTTCATTATTTGCAATAGATTTTGAAATCACCACCAACCCATCCAGTGCTGCACGACAGAATGGTGTCTTTTGGAAAATTCATTTTGCGAACCCACCTCATAAGTGATTTCATAGTTTTGGCTCTAACACTGGCATCACTTGAACCCCATTTATATTTCGGGATATGTATGTCAAAAACATCAAGTGTGTGCCATCCTACCTCCTTGTCGTTATCATCGCAATCAAACCACAAGGTAGTTCCATATTCGCTTGTGTTTTCCTTTCCGAAATAACTTGCACTGACATCAACATAGCCACGGGCAAGGCAAAGTTTGTTGTTGTTCTTGTCGTTGAACTTGTAATTTTTGAAATCAAGGACAAACTTTTTTGCTGGAACATAATGCCAGCGTTCAAAGTCGTATTTGCCGCCTTTGCCTTTTGCCTCACGAACCATATCAATCCACTCGTCACTATAACACCAGCGCAGACCTTCAATTATCGGTTGCGGGAGATTGTCCATCTGTGCAATGCAGACATCAATCGCAAGAGGAAAGTTTGTTACGGGATGTTCCTTTGACGGGTTGTAATCCTCACTGGTTTCATCCCAATCATTCCAATCTTGCGAATAAACACACCGCATTGGGTCTAACGTACAGCGTGCCATAATTTCGTCACGATGTTCTTTCAAGAATGCCACGATTGTTTCGGCATCCGCTTTGTTTGCATAAATCTTGTCTATTGCTGCCATAATTTATAAGTATATTCCAAATAAAGGTTCTTCACAATCTTTTAGTGAGCTTACATATTCAGCGTAAAGCTCTCGTTGTTTGTCATAATTGTTATTTAATATGTCTGATATTTTTGTTCCCAAATCGTCCAATCCACACATTGCATAATCAGCATATAGTGTGATGGTTTCATCGCTTGTTCCCGTAATTCTATCATATTTGGAAATCATTGCATTATGTAATGTAACGGAATTATCAACACCAGCGGATATTCCGCAAGTGAATGTGCCTTCTTTCTTGCGCCAAATGCCGCTTGGTACTATGTTATTTTGTATAAGTGCATTGAAGTATTTGGAAATGTTTTTTCCACGAAAACGCACTGATATTGACGGGTCATCATAACTGCCGACAACACCTATTTCAAAACCAGACACTGGAACATCAAGACGTTTGGGTGTATTGCCGTTTTTATGCTCAATGACAAGCACAACGTCATCTGAAAACTTATGGTATCTCATATTAAATCAGTTTTGAAAGAACATCACGGAGTTTCTGTTCCTTAACGCCTTCGCTTTTCTTTTTCATATCCTCACGATTCATAATGCAGAGCGGTGTGAACAATCCTTTTTTGCAAAGCAAATTGGCCAGTTTTTTGTCTTCAACTGACATACTATGGAGAATATTGAAGTTGATTGCATCTGCAATTTCGCAATGTGATGGATAGTAACCATAATTTTTCTTGTATTCAAATCCCTTGATTTCAAGATAGCGTTTTTCCATCTTCTCATATTCAATCTCTTCATCGCACATAGGCACAAACCCGTCATACAATTTTTTGAAAACATCATACGATTTCAAAATGGCATACAATGCACAAAGCTCTTTGCTTGTGTATGCGTCCAGCCATTTTCTGACAATGCAGTATCCCCCTTTTAGCTCGTCAAAGCCAACCAGTTTTTTCGGAAGCAGGCTTTCCATACGATAATCAACAGAAATTGAACAGATAGCGTCCTTAAATAATTCTTTTGTGTCAATCATAATTCCATATTTTTACGCTGCAAAAATACGACAATGTTTTGATATGACAATAGGAAAAATGAAAAAGTTATCAACAAACTTATCAACAGCAAGGATGCGATTCAAGAAAATTGATGATTTCATCCCAATCTGTTTCTGGCTCAAATCCGAACTTGTCATCAATACCGACATTGAAATATATTTTTTCTTTTGAATATATGTCGGTGTCGCCAACTTCTGGGTTGCTGTTCATATAGTCAAACACTATTCCGTTTTTCACCATATACGCCCAGTATTTTGTAAGTTTGTCGGAATGTGTGCCACTCCATAGTATAAGGCATATATCGTTTCTGTCGCTCATCATTTGCAACGCCTCTTTTGCGTTGCCGAGCCAGTTGTAGTTGCAGTCGGATGAATAGTCCGATTCAAATATAGTTCCGTGAATGTCAATGAGGACATATATGTATTCCCATCTCTGTTCACGCATACGCTCAAATGCGTTTTCAAATGCTTTTGTGATTCCGCCCATAATGATATTATTGAAAATCTGATGATATTGCGGCAAGTGTCTTGTATAAGGCATCTTGGCCAGTTGAAGCTATCTGTGCGGCCATTTGCTGTATTTCTCTTTCGTCTTGGATTTTCCAGATAAAAGATGAATTTTGTGCAGCACGACAACTTGTGTTAATTATGTCTGGTGTCATACGATAGTTTTCAATCTCGTGTGCGTTTTCCAAGAATTGTTTTTCAAACAAGTCAGCGGATTGACAACTATTTTTAAAACCAGATTTACGGCCACGAAGCAATGCGTTGCTTGCAGCCATTCTGATATAATGCTTATCCGAAGAAACAACTGCCCTTTGTATGGCAGCAACGCATTTGTTATCGCTGTCAAATATCACACAATCACATATAGAATCGTATATACTTATTATACCGTTGTGTGAATGCATCCATTCAACATACTTGTCTATATTCCTGCCAGACAATAGCAAATCAACCTCGCTTGACAATCCATATTTAGCACCGCAATATACAAAATTGGATACTGGAATGTCAATAGTCTTTTTGCGTTTTGTCAATTTGAACACAAAGTTTCCGTATATTGTTACATTTTCTACCATTAGAACAATGCTTTTGATTTTATTCTTGATGCTATATAGTTTTCGGCTTCCTCGTAATTGATGTTGTTTATCCAGTTCTCTGCCTTTTTGAACATATCGCCGTCTTTTTCGCAACCTATGAAATTGCGGCCTATGAGTTTGCAGGCAACCGCACAACTGCCACTGCCCATAAACGGGTCTAACACAGTATCGCCTTTGTTTGATGAAAGTGTTATCAGTTCAACATTCAGAAGGACTGGTTTTTGTGTTGAGTGGATTTGTTTTTCAAACTTGGAATTGTATGTCGGTGAGGTGAACGCAAGTACATTTCCAACTCCACTCCAACGGACACGCATACCAGTGTTTTGGTCAAGAAACCATCCCCTCGGTTTTCCGTCTTTGACATATGGTGCTACAACTTCACGAAGATACTCAACTTTGTTAAACGTCCATTTAGCACCAATTTTTGTTATATGCAGGATTTCCTCCGCTTGCGATTTTAGTTTCAGCGAACTTCCCCTACCCTTTTGTCTTGCGTAAGTCAGCCAGTTTTCAAGATTGCATTGTAGTCCAGCAAGTTTGACGGCCTCATATACCGTTGGAAACATTGTCCTTGCACAGCACATCCATATTGTTCCGTTATCTGTAAGAACACGTTTCGCTTCACGCAGAAATTCAACTATGAACACTTGATAATCCATAATGTCATCCCAACTCGTGTCTGAAGTAACGCCCGCAAACCCTATTCCGTATGGTGGGTCGGTCACAATAAGCGGTATGCTCTTGTCTGGAAGAGTCCGCATATACTTGTAATAATCCTCGTTGAAAATTTTAATATCACTGTCCATTTGAAACCTCCCGTATTGAAATAATGCTATTCATATCAAGATTGGTTAAAATCTGCTCTCTGGCAAAAGGTTCAATGCTATACCATATTGCTTCTGTCGGTTTGTTCATATCAATATCTTTATCAACAGAAACAATATCGTGTTCCACTTCAATTCCGCCGCTCACATAACCGCCGCTGGTTACATATGTGCTAATATATGTTATTTCCAGTTCCATAAATTTGTAATTATATAAGTTGTGCCCTTTTCCAATGTTTAGTCCAATGTTTGTCAGTCTGAACGTGGTTTGCACGCACATACTTGCACACATATTTCGGAAATTCGTCCACGCTGAACTCATCTGCTATACGCATAACAACACCCTCCTTCGTGTCGCCGTATGCTGACGGCTGCTGCATAATCTCGTCAATCTTTTGCTTAACCTCATCTTCGCTATGGAACACGCCACGCCAAAGGATTGGAACTGTTGGAAGTTCCATAATGCTTGCCGTGAGTTCAACATCATCCCAAGAGTAGAATATAGGAAAATGAAACATATCGTTTGACAATCCGACAACAGCGAATATATGGAAGTATTCTGGAAGTCTGTCATAATGTATGGAATGCTCTCCGTACAAGTTCTCCCCAAACACCTCCTCATACTCTCCGATTTTGCCTTTCACTTTCCAATAAAGCCCGTCATTGCCCCACAAGTTCCTTGACCAAGGGCTTCTTGTTTCTGTTGCGTGAGAACGGGCGAACACGCCATCACAGCTCAAGCAAGAATTTTCTCCGTCAAGTTTTTCAGTTATGACAACTTCCCTGCCCTTGTAATTCTCAAACCATCCACTCTCTAAACGCTTATCGTCAGAGGTAGCTCCTTGTGAGAACGGGAGATGATATGTTCTTGGATATTTCATCGCTTTATGTTTTTGACGATACAAAAATAAAACATATTTTCAAATCGTTGATATGAAAATGCGAAAAATTATCAACAGAGTTTTTAACACTATTTGAACGAGTATCTGTTCATTGTGGTGTATTCAACCGTTGTGATTCTGGAAAGCAGGTCAATGCCAGTTTCATCTTTCACGCTCTTTGAGAACTTGTCAAGAAACAATCTGATTTCAAGTTTCTTGTCAGCGTCAAAAATGAAATTTTCATCAGCATAAGACCAGACCTTAACCTTGTCATATCTGCGTTTGTATTCGCCAGAATATGACAATGACATTCCGATTCCGTGTTTCTGGTTCAGCGTGAAACTCACGTTTCCTCTGGTTGTTGTTACGCCTTTGATGTTGTGCGATTTGAGGTAGGCGCATAGGCGTTCAGCCTTCCGTAATCTTTTAACTCTTATGTCTTCCATTATAATGTTGTTATAATAGCGAATCCGCTATTGGTTTAATCATCTGGTAATAATATGTTTCTTCAAACTTGCACTTGCTGTGTGTCCTTACATATTTGTCGCACCACTCGTACAAATCAGCACCGACAGCACCAGTATAAATGACTCCGTTGCTGGCCATAGCACACAAGTTTTCAAAAAGCGTTCTTTTTTCCAAAGGCCATTCCGCAACAACAGAATACGGCACATTAAACAACGGGCAATAAATGCCAACTGAAGAATGAGTCCCACGTCTTGAACGTTCAGCTATGATATTGGCCGCATTGGTTACACGTTTCATCAATTCATCTTTGCTTGATTGCGTGTAAACTGGTTGTTCGGATGTTGCGTTTTTGTTTTCTGTCATAACCTTATGTCAAATATCTGGTTGTTGTATTTTTCAAATATTTTTCTGACTATCTCCCTATTTTCTTCCGTGTCAAAACTTCTGTCATAGTCGCCGCCGCATTGAACAAGACTTTCAATCGCTATGATATAAAAAGTGTTTGTTTTATTTTTTGCAATAGTCTTGTCAAGTTCAACAATGTCAATCTCGTTCAAGCGTGTTTTTGTAATAGGCTTTATTTCCAGTTTTCCACCATTTCTTTTAGGTTCTTTATAGTCTGGATTTTTGGCAAGAACTGTTATGGTAGAAAAAGGTGAGCCTTCACCGCTTTTCCATTTTAGTATATTATACGCTTGTTCAAGCGTGAGCGGTTTTTTTGGAAGTCCGCCAAATATATCTTCAGTTCTGAATGATACTTCAAATCTATCATCTCTGACCGATGTTGATGGCGCATTATTGTATTGTTGCAATATTTTCAAATAGTCTTTAAAGTAATCTTTAGGTGGCATCGTTTTCTTTGTTTTTGTTTGTTATGTAATTCAAAACATACAGCAATCCGTCAAACCCGATAAGTTTCAACGCTTCACTTATATGCAAGTCAGCATCACCTTTGACTATATGGCTTGCGTATTCATCATCACAGCCGAGCGTATTCTTTATATATTCTCTTGCGTTATCCCCGCCGTTTTGCCGTTCAAGTATTTTGACGGCAATCATACCAGATACACGAAGCCACTGGCGATTGTTGACACGCCATTCGGCCATTTCACGCCAGTTGGATGGTGTTGGTGAACTTATGGCTTCAAGTTTCTTAATTATATCATCATTGGTTGTCATCGTTTTTCTTATGTTCGTCAATATACTCATCCATAACAACATTGAGAAATTCAACGGTTTTATCTGGAAGATTTTTTGCATCTGGGTTTTCTTTCAAATAGTCAAGGGTTTTTCCGACACCATAAATGACATACATATCCTCTTTTGAAGGGACGAATATCACGAATAACGATGTTACGCAAAGTGCGGCAAACATTTTGAATGTCATTTTGCCGATTTTTGTCCTAATAGAATCATTTTCGTTTTCAGCAACCATAACAATATATGTTATGAGAAGCACAACAACTGTTACTATAAGAATAATCATAGCAGTAATGGAGACACATTTGAAACCGTCCAATACGCTAAACCAATACAAGTTTTTCATTTCTTTGATTTTTTGATGATGTTCAATATTTTGAATATGTGATAAAATGCCAAGCCGACAAAAATATAAAGCGGAAGCTCAAAGCATAGGAACATAGTCCAGTTAAAACCAACTGTACCATAATGTCCTACTATAGCCATTATGATTCCAACTATGCCAATTCCAAGAATAAAGTTTAGGTTATTCTCTACGGCCTTTTTTATGAACTTTCCGATTTTGTCAAACATATCCGTTTATTTTTCAACAACAGTATATCCGAATGGAACTACGCCGTTTGCTATGGATTCCCAATGCTTGGCCACATTATTGCCAGCAGGGAACGCATATTTGTCACCAGCCTCTTTTCTGCGGATTTCCTCATTGTTTTTTTCAACGAGTTCTTTTGCTTTTTTTTGCAATGCCGTCCAAGTGTCCTTGCTGATTGTTTTTTCAAACTTGTCATCGTATTGCGGATATAGCATATGGTTGTAGTTCACAAGACGCATTCCGCAATCGTGGTCATCAAGCATAAGTTTGTCAATGATACTCCACAGCACACAACCTATTTGAAAGCCAGTCATACCATATTGACAAGAACACATTTCTATTGCCGCATACGCAAGTGCAGATGCGGAATCAACGGTCTGCTCGTAAAAGTCAGTGCCGTCTTTTAACGCAAAACAATGCGAAACGAGTTCATCGGCAAACGCTTTAAGCTGTTCCGTGTTGCGGATTTCGGTTTTCGCACGATTGTGCCATTTTTCCTTATCGGCCTTCCACCGTTCTCTTTGTTCTTCTGTAATTTCCATAATTTTATTTTCTATAATATAATAAAAATTTTTTATTTGTACAAATATCTTGTGGTGCTCCAATCGTTTTCGGAAGATAAGCGTTTGTGATGCTCAATCATCTCATTGGCTTCTTCAAGCGTTGTTTTTGCCAGATACGGGCTGTAATCCTCAACAATGGATTCGGTGTTCACTCTGTCTGGGAATATGATATATTTCCAAAACAGAACACTCTTTACCTGCGGGTAATAAAACAACTTCCCTTTGTGCGATACAATCTTTATTCTGTATCTGTTTGCCATATTTCTGTTATATTTCAAATTTGTAAACCGCAACAAGTTTGTCATCGTGATAGACTTCAAGTTTGTCATCATACACGCCGAGTTGCATTAAGGAATCGTATGAGGTATGGCCGTCACTCCATTCAAGTTTCAAGGATTCACCTTTGGTGTCAAGAACTGTGCATTTTCCAATTTCCTCATAATCGTCAAAATCATTGTTCTTGCAAACATAGAAAATAAGTTTTGCGCCTTTGCAAAAAATATCCCGCTTTTCCTTCGTTGCCTTTTTTTCGTTGATAACAGAAAGTACAAGAAGAAAAGCAACAATAGCCAATGTTAAGAAAAATATCAATCCGTTCATAGTGGTTATGCTATAATATGTTTATTTTCTTTTCGGCAATCAAATCGTATTCATAATTGGTGTCATACCAGATTGTTTTGAATTGGTCGCTGCCAGTAATTCTACTTATGTATGGTTGTAACATATCGCAAAACTGGTGCATCCATCCTTTCAAATCATCAATGCTGGTTGAGCATCTGTACAAATATGGCTTGAGTGTCGGGTAATATGCGGCCAATCCGCCTTTTGTATAGATTTCAACATCGTCAAGAAGTGCGGAGCATTGTCCTATCTGGAACGCTATGACCTTTTTTATGTCATCGCCGCTCATATTTTTATTCAATGTGTCAAAATCAATCGTATCAAGATTGTCCGCAAGAAGTTCCAATGTTTCAAGCCTTTCGTTCCAGCATCCGTGTAATGCTTCTTTTATTTGTGTGCGGAATTGTGACCGAGACAAGTGTGATAGTATGATTCTTGATGAACGCATACATTTGACTGGAATGTCCCTGCATCTTCTGAATTTTACCAGTAACGGGTCGGTCTGTTCGTGCAAATCATACGTGTCAATAAGCGAATTGTTTATTTCATCAATGCTGCCTTTGTAGCAAGCCATCACAACGCCCTTTCGCTCATCAACGGTTATCAGATTTCTGTTCTCCGATTTGTCAGCACTACAAAACGCTTTCGCTTCCTGCAATGATGGTATTTCATCAACAACATAGACAACATCAGTGTCCGTGCTGTCTTCAGAGCCGTGTATATATCTTGCAAACAACTTCATTTTTTATGATTTTTTAAGATTATATTGTATGCGTTTTTTGATTGATTTAACATTTTTTGTGAACAGATAAGGTGTGAAAACAAACAGCATTTCGTTGATTTTGTCATAGATTTCGCACCTCTCATTGCGTTCTGTAAAGATGCATTGTATTGGGAATACGATTATTGCGACCAAATCTATAAAGATAACCTTTGCGAGAATTAGCAGATTCCGTTTCATTGTATTCCTTATTTTTTCCTTTTCAGTTTTGGAAGAATTTTTCTAATGATGAACTCTTTGTAAGAAACTGGGTCATTTTCACTGTTTACAATTCTGTCCGCATCTTTCTTATCCAAGATAAATGTTCCGTCTGACGGCTCTGCCCAGTCATCACGCTTTGGAGGTCTGTATTCTTGAACGTGGTCATCAATGTCCTCTGGATTGTAGTGTGCTACAGCATCTCTGACAATCTGCTTGTTTTTGTTGGATGTTTTCCGTCTGCGGTTTTTGTAAAATCCAGTGTTTTGATTGCCAAAACCGCCGCACATTCCGAGTTTTACAAATTTTCTATATGACCTGCTCATTATAGTTTCTTTTTTGGATTTTCTTTATTTCGGTTTCAATGCCGTCTATCGCTTGCTTGTGATATGCGATTTCTTTGTCAAGCTGTTCGATACGGGTGTGCTTGCAAGATTCCAGAAAATTGTTCTTTTCCTTGACGAGTTCTTCGCCATCACAAAGCAACCATTTGATTGGGATTTTAGGAAATTCTGCGGCTTTGCATTTGCCACCAACTTCATAATCATAAGCAAGAGAATGGCCGTGAAAGTGTAAGAACGAATCATCAACACTGCTAACTCTTGTCAATGTTGTGCGTGCGCTGTCCTTGAATATCTTTTTCTCAATCTTGTGAAAATCGTCAAGCGCAAGTTGTGAAATTTTGAGAAGGTCTATTTCCTTCTTTGACGGTTTTTCAGAAAGACGCTTACAACCAGCGTCATAAGTTTCCTTTTGAAAATGCTTGATTAGTTTCTGTGTTTTTTCCTTTTCCATAACTGTTTATTTTTGTTATGCTGCAAAAATACAATTTTTTATAAAAGGTATAGCATATTTCAAAAAAACTTATCAACAGAGTTATCAACAGATTTCGGTCAGTCAATATTCAGTTCCAAATTGAATTTGTTGCAAAAATCCGTAAGGGTTTTCTTCAGTTCAACAAGCCATTCTTTTGTTGCTGGATTAAAATCTTCCAATGTGTATGCGTTGTCTTTCTGCTTGTCATACAGCCACGAATCCAGTCTGCTTATAAATGAGCAATCATCAATGAAGTCGCCGCCGTTTTCAAGCAGGTACATTCTGTCACGCACAAACAAAAGTATGTTCTCAACAAAAGGAGATACTTTGATTTTCTTGCGCCACAGTGTTATCGCCATTTTATTTCCGAACATTTTTCTTTCGTCATCTCCAGCATTGGTTCTCAATCGTGTGATGTTGTCATCATAATATTCTATGTCAAACAGAATGTTACGAGAATTGTCTTGGCTTGTTTCATAAATTTGGAATACCATATCTTTATTGTTTAATGTTTGATGCGTTTCCTGCAATATTTGTTTTGAACATTTGCAGGAGTTTTCTTTGTATGTTGTCAAGACTGATTTCGGAATGTCTTATTCCGCTTTTGTCAGCCCGATAAATGACAGACTCGTTTCCGTTTGGAAACCATTTTTCAGCGTCTTCCTTTCCGATATCAAGGATGATGTTATCGCTTTCGTATTTGAACTTATATGGAATGGGTGTTATGCCGCATAACCTCATCATACAGTCAAATGTTTCCCAAAAATGGTCAATGGTGAATGTGAAGTCGTTTGTTTTCTTTTTACGAAACAGATTCCACCTTTTGGTTTTCTTTGGCTCATTTGTTATGCCGAACATTATCATAAGATTGATAATGTTAATATGCATATCGTTCCACTTGTTTTTATTGACATAATAACGAAACACAACATCATTGGTGATGTTATATTCGGATATTTCTATGCTTGCGTATAGGTTTGGGTATTTTCTGCTTGCAACAAAGCATTTCACGCCATACGTTAACGGCTCAAATGTAACTATGTTGAAATCGTTTTTGTCAAATGCTTCCACGAATTTCTTTTCAAGTGATTTCAGCCATTTCTCATTGGCTTCCTTGGCTTTCATATTACCGTATTTGAACATATTTTCGGCAATGTCACCAAACATAACTGGTATCGGAACAATCATACGTTCTTTGTTTTTTGGTTGTTATACATATCGGTTGGTGCTTCCAACGCAAGACCTTTCTCGATGAGGTGTCTGTAATCAAAATGTCGGGCATTAAGCCAGTCAAGTGCTACATAGGCGTTATGTGAGAACGTCCATTCTTCCGAGCCGTTGTGCGTGATTTCGTGCAACTCGTTTCTTTCGTCATCCGTCATACTTGACATAGGCCGCAAGAATGGTTTTATTTCATTGACACACCAAGTGTGGAAATAACGTCTGTCTATGTTTTCCCTGCTTAATTCCGTATCTTTGAGGACAAATCTGTCGCCAAGATAAGTTTCACATATAACGCCATACGGAAGTCTGGCGCACAAGTCGCACTTTACGAGTTCCTTTTCTTCTAATGTCATCACTCTCATAACGATGGTATTATTATTATTATTATTTGTTCTGATGTTTTCCGAGAACTGCGCTTATTGAACAGATGCCGTCAATGATTGTTTCGACTTCTCCAGTTTCTGAATTGTGCTCATTATGGTAATATCCGTTTAACTCAAATTCAATGCTGTTCGGATTTTTTTCTATGATAGATTCCAATACCTTTCCGTTAAATGTTCCAACTGGTGTCACATTGGCCATCATATCTCCGTTATCATCAACCCACATATCATTTACTTTGCAAGCCATTGCCGATAGCGGAACATAACCAGCTGGAATTGATACTGGATGTTCAAGTGTGCCTATGGCTTTGCCATCTTTAAGAAATTTCTCTATGGCGTTTTTCAAAACGTCTTTTGGAATTTTGGTGTTGCCACTATTGACATTGCACCAGACTTTTGCCGTGTAGGTTTTATTCTCCATCGTTCCAAGTTTTGTATTTTCCGTCATATTCATCGCAAGTTCCGAGAAGGTTTTTCGTGTCGTTGCTGTATGGCACGCATTGTGTGAATGCGCCAGTGACACACATATAGTATTTTATGTCACCAACGTCCTCGCAATACATAAAGAAATCACAAACCCATACATCATCAAAATAATTTCGGACAAGAACCTTGTCATACGGACGCAGTTCTTCAGACGAAAACGGCATAGGCGTTATTGGTGCGTTGAAACCTATTGCTGAACACTCGCCTTCCCCAAGGCTCAACACATTATACCCGAATTGGTCAACTGATGAAACCAAGTATAAATCGCCATTATATTGGATTCTGTCGCCCTTTTTGTATTTTGGAATGCCGCAGTTGCTTCTCCAAACAATATGCTCGTTGGCATCCCATATCCAGTCGTTTTTCTCAAGCATAGAAAGAATCTCCTTTTTCGTATCAATGGATGCGTATTCAAAAGAGCATTCGTTCTTTTTGCGATGAACATTGTGTTTTTCCCAATCGGTCACAACATCAAGTCTGTGGTTTGTAACTCCGTATCTTGCATAAAAATGAATATATCCGCATTTGTCAATTTCCTTGAATATGAAAATTGTGTCATTGTCGCAAAGAATGTCGCCGTCCCTTGCATCGTCAATAGTCCATAGGCGGAATAGGTTTGACGGAAGATTGAACTCACGTCCGAACTCGTCAATCAGATTCAGCTCAGTCAATGCGGTCTGCGACTTTATGTAAAGCGGTGTTCCTTTTTTAAGAAACGCCTTTTCGCCGCTGCGTGTCCTTTCGGTGTCAATGTCTTTGACACACACAACACATTTGTTTGCTTTAGCACCGACAAAATCGCAAAGGTCTGCGTTCCAGTAGAATCCGTATGCAGCGGCCTTTTCAAAAAACTCGGCACGCTCCACATTGTTGGCGTATCTGGAATTTTTGAAATTAAACTTGCCTTTCGGCACATCATTTCCAACAAGTGTCGGATATGCTGCAAGCACGCAGTCTTTTGAAATTGCGTATGTCTTGCCATCACCAGCAACGATTACAGAGCCTACGCTTTTTGGCATAACAATACTCTGCCAGTCGCCTTCCCAATACTTGATGTCTTTTGCTGGAAACAGCACGCATTCCCCGCTGTAATCAATCTGTCCGAAAACATTGACGGAAAACATTTCGCCGTTGCTCATTTTTTTAAATTCAAGGTTTCCGTCATCGAGCGTTTTTTGGTAGCGCACATTGCCGAAGCAAGTTGAATACAATTCAACTCCAGATGCCGCACCCATCAATAAATCTCTAATGCTTGTCATATGTTATGTTATTTTTAGTTTTTGCATAATAATTGATGATTTTATCAAGTGTTGTCCCGCAAACACCACGAGAGGCGAGCCAATGTCCCCACACAAGCGTATGGGAAAGGTTTTCCTCAATGAATGTTGGGGCAAAACAAGAAATGAGCTGATGTTGGCTCATAATGAATGACTTGCCAGAATATTGTCCGTCTTTGACCTTGTATTCGTCAAACCCAAGATATTCAAACTGGTATTTCTTGCCGATTTCAAGCCAAGACAAGAAATTGGACACACATCTGAAACTCTTTCCATTTATGAAATTGACGAGTGCATTCTCGTTTTTAAAAATGTTTTTCGCCATTGTCGTGTTCATTATAATGCAGTTATATCAGTCAATAATAAGATATCGCCCGTTGTCCTTTTTGCTGCCTTTGAGTTCGTCAAGCATATCCTTATAATAAAAAGCCCCGCCGTGTTTGACGATTTCACTCACACGCTTGATTTCGTCTTTTACCTCGGAGCGTTTAAGCAGATATTTCAGTTTTGCCTTGCCGTCAATTACAACAGCCGTATAGGTAACAAATGCGTTGCTGTCCCATAATTTGACTTTAAAAGGATAATTGCCACGTTCAATCTCACCGACAAACTCACAGATATTTTTGAACTCGGTGGTTACAATATTCTTGTATTTAATCAAAGTGTCTTGGCCTTTATGTTCTTTGTTATATTGCAAACGTAAAGCACCGTACAAACTGCTGTTTGAATAAAAATGGTGGCTGAATATGCTCAAAATCTTGATGGTGATTAGCATTTTTTCTTTTAAGCCTTCATCTTTACACCTCAAATATCTATACCAGAGGTCTTGCTGTTCAAACTTGCTGCACTTTGACAAGACTTCGTTTACAGCGTCATCGTTGATTTTAGGGAACGTCATATATGTATTTTCAAACGGGGTGCATTCCTTTTTGACAACAAACTTGTCAAATGCCCCAAGATTGGCGTATGCCTCAAAATCCCTTACGTGGAATTTGAATCTGTCGCCGCATTTCTTGCAAGTGAAACAAATCATCTGGCCAGCAGTTCCGTCATAAATGCCATCGCATTCCCAATGCTGTAACGCATCGTAGAACGATTCATTGGTAGAGCACTCACAAGAAAGCTCCCCAGCATATCGGTAATCATCAGCCTGCGGTACTGACGGGATTGAATATGTTTTTCCGTTCAAATCAATTTGCATAGTATTATTATTTTAACGCTGCAAAAATAAAACAATGTTTGTTATGTTCAGCTTGTCTTTCCAAAAAGTTATCAACAAAGTTATTAACAACTTGTTTCTTTTTCGTAAAAAGCAAGAAATCCTTTAAGTTCCAAAACATTTGGCTTTTTATCATCGCCAATGGTATAACTGATTATGCGTATTCTATGGTGGTATTCGTTCTTTTCAGTAACCACGCACTTTTCGGATTTGTCAATTTTGCTGATAAACGTATCACCGACATTTATATCGTCATACGCTTTTTTCATTTTTCTTTCCTCACGCATTTCACTAATTGGAGAAATTGCAAGAAGCATTGCAAAAATGAAGAACAATATAATTATGATTGCCTTACTCATTTACGGATTTTTTATATATATTATTGAAGTCATACAACGACATAGCGTTCTCGCCACCGCCATAGCTGTTGTATTTGTAACGCACATAAACGCACTTTCCGTCATCTGTTGTTTTTGTATCAACGACTGTAACCGTTCTGATGAACTGCTTGTAAGGATTGTCAAAGTCATCCGCATCAACATAAATATCGCCATTTTTAGGAATATCCTCATCTTTGACTTTCAGCCTTTTTGATTTGGAATTAAGTTCTTTCAACATAAATCCAGCGAGAATGATTACGCCAACGCACAATACAATCACGATAATGTGCAATAAAATAAAAGTGGTTTTCATATTTCTGGTTTTAATTTGTTTTTAATCTGAATATCCACAAAAAATCATCCATTTCTTTAATGTGTGTGTCGCCGTCACCATACATATATTTGACAAACATTCTGCCGTGCTCTCCAAAGTATTTGTCGATAACAGTAACCGTGTCTATCGCATACACGTCTGGGTGGTCAAGGTCATCAATCCTTTCATATTTGTCTCCGATATGGATTTTGTCAAAACGATGCAGTTTTTCTTGCCGTCCGACCAGATGAAAAATGATGGCCATAGGAACGACAATCACGATAAGTATGCAAATGTTTGTCAGAAAGTACATCATTATAGTTGTTCTTTACATTCCTCAACTTTGTCATTCATATCTTTGATGATTTGTTCGATTGCAACTGGTCGGCAATCGTGAGCATCAACGGCCACGTTATAGATATACGGAATGTCATTGTAGAATTTGCTTTTGCTGTGCGTATGGCCAGACAAGTTAAGTGTCATCTGTTTCAACGACTCCTTTTCAAGATTTCCAGTCATAGACGGGAAGTGCGTGAGATAGAACTTGTAACCTTCGTATCGTACCTTTGCCGCATAGGTGATGCTTTTGACATTTGGCAAAGTTCTGTAAAGACTTATTCGGTTGTCTGTGTCGTGGTTTCCGATGACAATGTGCAGGTTGCCGTTAAGCCTTTTCAGTATGTCCATACCCTTGTTTGAAGCACCTCCGAGCATAAGGTCGCCGAGAATATAAACGTGGTCATCCTCGCCAATCAAGGCATTCCAGCGTTTTTCAATCTCAACATTCATTTCGTTCACATCCTTAAACCCCCTTGGCTTCCAGATAAACTCCCTATCGTGGAAAAAATGTAGGTCTGAAGTGAAATACACGCCAGCACCCTTTTCATAAGAATCGGATTCTTGGCAGAACAGAGGCACATTCACGATAGTCTTACTTGTGTTGAAGTTCATTCCGTTGTCGGAAATCGGAAGGAATATGATATTCTTTCCGTCCTTGCGCTCCATACAAGAGCACTCTCCGTATGTCTTTCTGACATCATCACGGCTTTCGGTTTTGCACTTGTAAATGAAAAAGCAACCGTCACAGTTGCGGTGCTCACACACGGACAATCTGATGTTATGCCGTGCGTCAATGGTGATTTCTTGTCCAATCTGATATTCCATAATAAAACTCTATTTTAACAATATAATAAAAACGTTAAAAAAGTCGTTTGCTTTTAATTGAGTTCAGAAGTTCGTTCACCTCTGGGTGCTTTCTGACATAGGTTTTCCAACTTGTGTTGTTCGTTCCGCAAGCAAGTTTACCGAATGAACAGTTGTCGCTTATGCTGATTCCGATAAGCGGGTTTCCGAAAGCATCGGAAACGACAAACTCTCCGACACCGCTTTTAAGCATAGCGTAGGCTATGTTGCAGATTTTTCCGTTGTCACGTTTTCCCTTGTAACTTGTAGATACTGTTTCCATTATTTTTTGTTTTTTGATTTGATTTCGTTGATTTTGTCAAGCACCTCGGTATGCTTTCTCATATATGACTGCCACACGGAATCTTTTCCGAAACCGAGCAGTCCGTAACTTGTGTTGTCGCTTACGCTGACACCGAGCAGAAGTCTCCCCTTCCAGTCGGTTATTTCAAACTCGCCCTTGCCGTATTTGAGAAGCGTGTATGCAGTCCCACAGACTTTCTGTGTATCGCCGATTCCGTTGTAATTTATTCTAAATCTTTTCATTGCTTTTTATTTTTGTTATTGTACGTTGCTCTTTTTCACACCGCAAAAATAATACATTATTTGTTATAGTCAACAACTTTTTTCAAAAAGTTATTAACAAAGTTATCAACAGAAACCATAAACCATTGATTTGAAAATAGTTGAAATTTTATGGTTATAAATATATGTAACATAATTATATTATGGCTAAACAACAAGGACAAGACGCATCACATACCACAGTATGGAGCACGAGAGCCATACAACAATTTACAGATGATTTGGACAATGGAATAGAAAGGAAGGATAATCCTTATTATTTCGGTGATGTGCATTTAAGAAAGCCAAATCTTATGTTTGAATATACGCAACACGAAATAGATGAACTTGTAAAATGCAAGGCCGATGTGAAGTTTTTTTCAAACTCTTACGCCTATACAATGTCGCCGACAAACGGAGCACTTGAACAGATAACGTTGCGTGATTATCAAGAAGAATTGCTTGATACAATAGATGAAAATAGATTTACAATAATTTTGTCAAGCAGACAAAGCGGAAAAACCGTTTCATCATCAATATATCTTGCTTGGTTTTTGTTGTTTAACTATGACAAAACGGTTTTTGTGTGTGCAAACAAGGAGAAAACAGCAAGGGATGTCATAAAAAAAGTGCAGGACGTTATTATGAATGTGCCGTTTTTTATGAAGCCAGGCATAACCAAATGGGGAAGTCTTGAATGCACATTTGATAATGGTTGCCGTCTTATTGGTGAATCAACAACCGAGAGAAGCGGTATCGGTTTTACCATACATTGCTTATATCTTGATGAGTTTGCTCACGTTGATAAAAATATAATTGAACCTTTTTACAGCAATATATATCCGACAGTTTCATCATTGTCAGATAGCAAAATAATTATAACATCAACACCAAATGGTATGAATTTGTTTTATCAATTATATGATGCTGCAACAAAAGGTATAAATTCATATAAACCATATCGTATTGACTGGTGGCAAGTACCGAATTGGGATAAGAAAAACAAGTGCTGGGTGAAACGTGACCAGAAATGGATGGATATGATGATAAAGGACTTGGGCGGTGCTGACGAGGAACTTGGCAGGGAAAGGTTTGGTGCTCAATACGGAAACTCGTTCTTGAGCACTGGTAATTTGCTGCTCGGACCAAACGCTTTGAAGATACTTGAAGAATCCCTTGAAGTTTTCAACAAGTCCGATGACCTATGGGTGTTTGATGATTACGATATAGAGGAAGCCCGTGATATTGTATGGAAACCAGACTTTGACCCATCACGTGCGAAATACACAAACGACCAGTTCCTTTTCAGCATAGATATTGCGGAGGGCAACGGCGGTGATGATTCTGTCATAAACATTTTCAGAATGCGTATAATGGACGAGGACAAATGGAACAATGTCATTTCTCCAGATTCAATCTATGATTTTATCGGACTGGAACAAGTCGGCATATTCGCATCAAACAAAATGCACTTGCAGAAATTCGCAAAAATGCTTTACATTCTTTCCCATATTGTGTTCAATCCAGATAATGTGAAAATGCTTCTTGAGTGGAATGCGTTTGGCGGTGAGGTGTATAATCATTTGAGCAACGTGTTCGGTGAGAAGAATGATTTTGACCCATCTGTTGTTTTGAAATTCAAGCGTGCTGCGGATAGAAAAACAGCAGAACCAGGACTTAAACTGAACAAGGACAACAAACTTATATATTGCCAGAATACGAGAAAACATATAACTTCTGGCCGTATGATTCTGCACGAGCCAGAAACGATAGGCCAGTTCAATCTTTTCGGTCGTGTCGGTTCTTCATACGCAGCCATAACAGACCACGATGACCGTGCTATGAGTTGTGTTGATGCGAATGCGTTTTTTGACAATAGGGATTTCAAATGGATTGCCGACATTATACTTGAGGACAATCCAGAACTTGAAAACAAACTTTACAAGCATTTGTACGGGGATGATTATGAGCCAGTGCAGGAAGTCAAACCAATGTTCGGATACGAGCATATCGGAAACAACAGTCCGATAATACCGAATGACACAAGTGCGGTAAGCCCGTATTCCCAGTTGAAAGGTATGCCGTTGCATTATTAGTGTTTTTCTTTTATAAATATAATGGCATTATAATGAAGCAATGAATATACTTAAAACGGATAGGTTTATAAGCGAGAAACTTTTAATAGCACCGATGTCAAAAACAAGGCTTGCTGATGTCGGTGCGAAAACACGTGAAGAAAAGAGATTGCTTGAAGCAACGTTTGATGTGATATTCATTGATGGATTGAATTATATGGAACTTGGTGTGCTTGCGCTTGGATTGCTGGACTATTCATATAAGACAAATGTAACAAAATACGGTGACACGCATATTTGCATTTCCGTAAAAAATGATGACTGCGATGTTTATGGTGAAGAATGGAGTCCGTTTACACACCCAAGCGGATTGCCAGTTGCCTTAAATGATGAGCAGATGCAGATACTTTCCGAATACGGATTGAGATATGAATATGACAAAGGGACTGCTTGGATGGGTGTATCAGATGGCGTGAAATTGACAAGTCTGCTTGCATCTTATATTAGAACAAATTTGAAAAAGCATTTGCATTTGATAAATCCGAATGAAGTCAATGTTGTATGCAGCACAAACAACGGCGGTTCAATTTGTATATCAACAAACAAGCAGTCGGACAAAAACAGAAAAATAGAAGATGATTCGTTTTATGTTGATTTTATGTATAGTCTGATATGCATACAAGATTTTTTCAAGGAAATGTCCGATAAAATTATGGAAAACAAATAATGATTATGAACATATTGAAAGCCGACAATTACATTTCGGAGAAACTCGAAATTAAACCTATGACTGCAACAGCATTGAACAAAATAGGTGGAATTAACTATTCAGTTATTGCTTGGTGTGATGATGATGCTGGTTTTGATGAAATAAATTTTGACGGAACGTGTCTTGTTTTAAATGAATTTGTATCAATTTTACAAAAAGTTGCCAATGAATTAAACGCACAAGTTATATTATCTGTACCAGATGTTGGCAGTACGAATTGCACGTATGAAATTATTGGCAGTGATAAAAAAGAAATTACATACGGCGTGTTTACCGTTATGAACAACAAAGATGCGGAAAAAATATTGCACGATATATCAGACACCATACAAGGCAGCAGGATAACCGTGCAGTAATTCACGAAACTATCTGAATGTTGGCTGGTATTCTGGATGGTCTGCAAGCGGGCAGTCAATACACAATGCATCAATGCTTGTAACGCTTGACACATCCCATCCAGATATGTCTTGCAAGAAACTTTTAGCACCTTTGAATATGCCGTCCATACTTTTTACACTTGACACATCCCATCCAGATATGTCTTGGTTGAAACTTTCTGCGTGGCAAAACATACCTTCCATATGCTCAACTCCAGACACATCCCATTTGGATATGTCGCAGTTGAAATCAAGGGCATAGTCAAACATATAACACATATTTTTAACTTTTGAAACATTCCATTTTGAAATGTCTCCGTTAAAATGTGTTGTGGAAAACATACAATACATATTAGCAACATTGCTGACATCCCACTTGGAAATGTCGCCATTGAACTTTATACAATGAAAAAGATAGGACATATCATTTATATCAGAAACGTCTATATCGTTCAAATCGCAATTTTCGCCTTCATTTTCAATTCTATATGATATAAGTTCTTCAAGTTCCTTTGTTGTTTTCGGAAAATACTTGTACAAAAGACTTTTTTTGTTGGAAAGTCTTGCTTTTGTAATCGGTTTTATTGAAAGTTTCTCGCTTATATAGTTTTGCGAATCAAGTATTCTCATAAATGTTTATTTCTATATTTATAAAAAACGCACCGACATTTCTGCGGTGCGTTTCATAGATAAACAATAAACTATAATATATCAGTTGTTGAAACTGTCAATGATTTCAAACTTGTTCCACAATACTTTATTGAATTTGTTCCGTTCATTCTTCGTTATCACGGCATATCCGTTCACTTCTGGAAGTTGTTTGCCGTTGCAATCAAAGAACGATTTGCATTTGAAAACCGACAAATCTGGAAACTGATTTATGCGGCATAAGAATATATGTATATTCTTTTCCTTGTTGTGATTGTGTGTTCCGCAGTCAATTATATACGGCTCACCATTTGAGAACAATGTTTCGATTTTAACGCCAGTTTCTTCAGAGAACTCACGTTTGGCTGCATCAATATCGGATTCGTCATCCTCAACAAGACCTTTTGGAAAATCATATCCACAGTTGTCTGGCCGTCCAGTTGCGTGGCAGGCCAATATGCTTCCGTTTCCGTCAATAAGTACAAGTGCCGCTGTTACTTTTTTCATAATGATTCAAATTATATATTTTAATTTTACGCATTAACATATCTAAACCGATGCTTTTTGTGTCTTGAGCAAATACTTGTTCAATCCTTTGCGAAGTTCTTCGGTGAAATAATAGTTTGTCGTATAACCTTCTCGTGTAGCCCATTTGTCAAATATCTTTTTGAACTCCTTGCCATCAACATCTTCTGGTATGTCCATACCGAATGTGTCCACAAGATTGAGTATTCCAGTCTTGTTATGCAAGATATCGAAAAGTGTTATTCGTTTTGGTAATTGTTTGATTAGCATATCAATATTTTTTAATCAAAATACGTGTAACCTTTCCAAGATGTATCAACCGCTTTCGGCTCTGGTTCAAGTCCGATTAAGGATTTCAAGTGAACACGCATAACGGTGTTCGGTCTTGCTCCGTTTTTCCCATATTCAAGCAGCCGTATCTTTGCTGTCTTGTTTGTTTTTGACAAAACTTCGCAGCGTGTTTTGTGCCACACATCGGCAAAAGCCTCACGCCATCTGTAAAAAATAGTTTTTCCGTTTTCCATATCTGATGTTTTTGTGACGCAAAAATACAAAAACATCCAATACAATGTAATGTGTTTTTGAAAAAGTTTTCAACAAAGTTATCAACACTAAAACAATGCCGTTTTCTTTTCTGTCTTTGGTTTAGGCTCGTATAAGTATTTGATGAAATCCCCAAGATGTCGGTCGTTCAAATCAATTCTTCTCACATTGTCCGCATTCTGCATTTTCCGCATAAGTGTTTTTTCAATATAATTGTTCTGTTCAAACCTTGTTGTTGTCGGGCAGCTTCGCTTCAATTCACTCCATCCTTGGTCGTTTGTTATAAAAAGCGTGTTGTCTTTGAAAAACTGTGCATAAAGAATTTTGGTGTTTTCGCCATTTTGTTTTTTCGCCCATTCCAACGCCTCAAAATCTGCCTTGTCCATAACAAGGTCTCCGTATTTGGTGCTGTTGAAATCACGTTGTTTCAGATTAAACAAATAGTTGCATCCGTTTTTCAATCCTTTCACATCATATCCGCAACCTTTATGTCCTTTCACAACACCTTCAAAATTGTCGTATGCTATCATAAGCATCATAAATAATTTGATGCTGTCATTGTCGCCACTAACATTGTGGTCTTCCTTGTTCTGCGTTTTTGTATTCATATTCAAATAATATCGTATATACCAATATAATAAAAAACTTGAAAATATGCAACAGCACTTATAAATAATATCGGAACAAATATAGAATAATATGAGGATATTAAGGTCAAGCCAGTTTATAGCCGAGGGTGCTGGTGCTGGATATAAAGTTAAATTTGAAGGTTTGAAATTTGATTTAGCCACAGCTGAATTTACTGGGGAACGCATAATGATTGACGATGAGGAATATTGGAAAATCAAAATAGGCATTAAGCACGATTTTGTTGATAGATGGGAAACTGAAAGTTACTATGAATGTATGACATCAGACGGAGATGATAATTTCTTCTTTTATGACGGTGACAATGACCGTTTGATTGATGGCGGTGTATCGTTTTGGGTTGTGTCAAAAACGGAATTTCTTGAGTATGTGTCAAGAAATTATGAGTTTCAAGTGGATGAAAAACTTGATATAAAACCAATAACTGGGAGCTGGTTGAGGTCAACGGCACAAGCATCAGCCGAAATGAGAAAGAAGATAATAAACTATACACAATATTTAAGAGAATTTTTTGATGACGAATGCGGCGATTCCAGAGACCTTGAATTTAATTATGGATGTGGTTGGGGACACGTAAATCTTCCAAATCCGATTGTGCTTGGAGGCGATGTGAAAGACAAGGAATATCCATTTATTGAGTATTCTGATGGTTATGGAAATCTTTATATAAACTGTTATGAATTGCAAATAAACTGCGAGCAAATTGTTAATGACATAAATTATTTTTATGAATATGTTGATTATGCCAATGGAGAATATGACACATATCACGATGATAATGATGGTATGGATTATTTAAAGGTTTCAGATGATAGTATTTTATCAGAAATAGATTCAGAATTTGATGAAAACGAATATGAAAAATTGTGCAAGGATGCTATTGAAAGACTGAAAAACAAATATGGCATCCCATTTTATATGTTTGATATAAACGGAAGGCACGTGTATATTGAAGACCAATTAGAAAACAGAAAAAACTTTAACAGTATAGAATTTGATGTCAAGAATGAGCAAGAAGATATTATAAAGAAACTAAACGGAAATTCATAATTGAACTTTTAAAACAATGGTTTTGCCGACCGTTCATCCTCTATGCGTTTTGTTGCTATGTCAAAATAGTCCTTGTTGCTTTCAAAACCTATATAATGTCGGTTTTCCTTTATGCAGGCGACTGCGGTTGTCCCGCTGCCTATGCAGTTGTCGAGAATCACATCGCCTTCATTTGAATATGTGCGTACAAGGTATCTGAAAAGTTCCAGAGGTTTCTGTGTCGGGTGCAGTCCGACCTCAACATTGAACTTCTGCCAAGATGAAGGAACTCTCATATCTGAACATTTGTTTGTTTCACGCACACCGAAATCCCTATAATTTGATGACTGGCTGTCAAACTTCACGTTGTACTGGACACGGGCAAGCCCGCTTCCGCTGCGTTCCTGCATCTGTTTGTTGTAAGTCCATTTGCCTTTGCTGAACACAAGGATTTCCTCGTGTTCCTTGAACGGCTCTCTGACCGTATTTGCGAAATTAGAGCCACGGTTTTTAATCCATATCCATTCGTGTCTGAAGTCCTTTATGTTACTCATAACAAGCATAGACGTGAACGGCTGGCTTGCTGTAAGGACAATGGCCGCAGTAGGTTTGCATATTCTGTCGTATGCAGCCCATAATTTGTCAAAAGGTATAACGACATCCCATTTGTTCTTTGTAGTGCCGTAAGGCAAATCGCATATAACGCAATCAATGCTTTTGTCTGGTATCCGCCTCATTCCTTCAAGGCAGTCCTCATTGTAAATGACATCAAGTTCCATCAAATGATGTTTTTGGTTCAACAATAATCATTCTCTCCAGTTATGGAATGACAGCACCAAGTTCTGTCATCGCAATCCCAGCAGCAGCCGTCACAATGGTCGCTGTATTCGTTATACGCTTGAACTGGTTCGGTTTCTTCTGGCATTTGTCTGGTTTTCATTATTTATATAAACAAAAAAGCCGCACCAGATAACTGATGCGGCCTAAACATAGGTGAAAGACACGAAACCGAATATCAAGTCGGTTTCAATAAGGAAATGCATTATGCCATAGAACCTTTTCGGTCATTGGCATATTTTTCAAAGAACATATTGAGCAACTGGTTAATCATTGTGCTGACCAATGCGGAAACAGTATCAACACCGACAAGTTTTCCTTTGTCAATATCTTCATATCCGATTGCGCCATTGACAAAAACTTTCGTTATGCCGTCATAAGCGATACCGATACTGACATTGGCGGTTTTGTCCGTATCAATGACAGATTTTAGAATGTCAGACACAAGTTTAAACATTGCCTGCGTTGTGATTGCAGTAGTTCCATAAATGGTTTTTACTGGTGTGTTCACCTCAACATAAACAGACGGGTTTCCGAACATCGCTGCTTTTTCCACGACTTCGGTTTTTGTTTCAGATTTGAAAAACATAATTTTTGGTTTGGTTAATAATATGTGGTCAAGGCAGGACTCGAACCTGCGACCTCTTGTGTATCAGACAAGCTATCTAATCCAGCTGATATACTTGACCATTTTGAGTTCTTGGTTGGATTTGAACCAACGTTGACGGTTTTGCAGACCGCCTCCTAACCGCTCGGACACAAGAACATATAAAGCGGCACACATAGCATTGTGCGTTCCGCATAAGCAACCTTCAGCACAAGAAAACTTTTAAAGAGGCAGTTGCTCTCAAGGGATAGAGTTTGCCTTACATCCGATACAACCATTTTGAATGCTTGGCTATTCTTTTCTTATTTGAGTCGGAGACATAATACAATTTTTGCCGCATAATGTTTGCCGCATTTTGTTGGCACGGAGGGAATCGAACCCCCACTGAAAACCGTGTTCCTGCTTTTTCGGTTTACCGCTGCTTTATTTCCAATTTATTGCCAGCGGTCTCTTCTTTTGCAATGGCGTTCCGTATAATCGTCTTTTGGAATTGCCAGATAATACTTTCCGCTATGCCGACTGCTTTACTTTCGGCGAAGTCCAGTTGAGCCAAGCCCCGCACCCGCAAACGCTTTCGCTTAATTGCGGATGGTTCTGTACCACAGTGCCAATATATACGAGAAGCGAAGAATGTTCCAAGTTAAATTGATAGGATTTAATTGTAATTCAAGTTTGCTGTATGCTTCTCTTTTGTGTTGTTTTATGTCAAAGAACTACCACTTTTCTGGAAACTTAACCGTGAACGGCTGGTTTCTGTAAAGGTATTTGTCATATTGCATTTTATGCTTGCGCATATTGTCAAGTTCGGTGAAATCAACCTCAATGGGACATTTTCCGCCAAGTCGGAACAATTTATATTCATATTTTCCTTTGTCCTCGGAAAACAGATTTCCATTACGAAGTGCATAAAGTGTTTCACGAAGTTCCAACCAGAGTTTCTGGTTTGGCGAGTTTGCGTTTTGTACGGATTTTGGATAAGACTTCTTGTTTTTCTGCAAATACCCATAACAACGATTCGCATAAGCCTCTCCCAATTTGATTACGCCATAAACTTTGACACGTTTGGGTTCAAACGACATAGAGAACGAGTTTTCGCAATAGCCGCAGATTTCGCCAGTAGTCAAATCCTTTCTCAATATGACATATCTTCTGTCTTTCATATCCGTTTTTGTTTACGCCGCAAAAATACAACAATTATTTCAAATGTCAATACTTTTTCAAAAAAGTTATCAACAGAGTTATCAACAAGAGGAATCAACAAGACATCCTTCAGAAAACGGCTTGTCTTCTGGCTTTATGTTATATGGAAAGTCAATAAAGCACAATATACTTGTCTGCGGAACTTTCAATTCATATTCACAAATGACATCTTTCAAAAAGAAATTAATCTCAATCTCTGTTTCAAAGTCATATCCAAATCTATCGGAAATCACTTTTCCAAACCAGAGCCTTCCGTCACTTGAAGCATCAAGCGCAGTCCTTTGTGCTGCCTTTACAGCAACGCCATCCTTAAATCTGATATACTTTTGTAATTGTATGCACCAATAATACTTGTCTTTCAGCTTGTAATATTTGTCAAATTCTATCATAACATATAATTTAAAGTTGTTCAACGATTTTTATGAATTTGCCGTTTTTTCTGAAACACATCATATCATCAATGCGGAATTTCCATTTTTTAGACCATATAGAAACAACAATAGTGTTATTATTAGGCATACTTATCACTTTACCTTTAAGCCATTGCAACGGCTTTTTTGAAGGAACTTCACAATATGATGTCGGCAATGCCATTTTAATCCGCATACCGACATACGGCTCGGTTATGTCTTTTTTATTTTTCATTGTTCTGAAATTATTGGTTTGATTACACGCATACAATCTCTTGTAAAATTATATCGGTCAAGATAGTTTCCAGCAACAACAGCATCATAGACTTTTCCAACTTCTGTCGTGCTTTCAACAACATTGGTTGTCGCCGATGCGAACTGGTTGTTATCATCAATCATAGAGCATACCATCAAAAGTGGCTGTTTTATATAAACTGGGTTTTTAAATCTGTGAGGCATAATGTAATATACATTGTCCTCGCAAGCACAAGACGTACAATACCCACCAATTTTTTCAAGAAATGCTTTTTTCTTGAATGCCAAAGGTTGTGATGATGAAGATAAAAACGACCAAGAATAGTCAGTATCAGATGTAACAAATGAACTTTTCAAAACCAAAGAGATGTATGGTATTCTTATTGTGTCATTTCTATAAATTATTTGTTTCAATTTTATTTCACCTTTTAAGTATTTGTCTTTGTATTCCGAATATCCAACGCCATCAAAACCCATATTGTCAAGTATTTCTATAGGTCTTGTGTCATCTGGCATTTTTGATAATCCGATTTCTGTATTATGGTTATAAAACGCACCGCTTACCAGATTTTGACTAATACACCAAGAACGCATACCCGTAAAAAATTCGCTGTCCTTATATGTATTCACAGCATTTTGTATCTTTGACAAAGTGCCTTCATAAATGAAATCATCACTATCAAGAGTGAATATCACATCGGAATCACCGTCATAAGAAGCCAAGTCTATGCACTTGTTACGCATAATGCCATACCTACCATTCTCAACAGAAATACCATCAAGCGGGTCGTGATAGACTTTTATTTTCTCTTTGCAATGTTTAAACGAAACGCCTTGCATTTCTACGAAGAATCGTTCAACATATTCTTTGACACAGCCATCTTTTGAATTGTCAAGAATAATCCATTCCCAATCATCAAAATCTTGCGAACAAACATTTATAAGACGAGCGTTCTGCCAAGGAACTATTTTATTGCACGGCGTAATTATACTAATCATTGCATATTGTCAAAAAATGTTATGATAATGGGTGAATTTTGAATATACGGAAGTGAGCGTATGGTGTTGTATGATATAAAGTCAGCGGCTTCGTCCGCATCCATACCATCAACTTCCATAAGATGCTCAATCATCTTGTCGTAGTCATACACAGCCCTGCCGTCATCAGTAAGGCCGACACAAGCAGTGTCATAAGACGGGTCTTCAAAAACAACGGTTTCCTCATAACCGAAGTTTGACAAAAATTCTTTAAGTTCCTCTTGTTTCATATTATAAATGGTTTAATTTGCGGAGGCGGTAGGATTCGAACCTACGGGGGTTATTAGCCCCAACGGTTTTCAAGACCGCCGCCATAAACCACTCGGCCACGCCTCCATACATATATAATAAAAAATAAATGGAAATGTTTGCAGGCAGTCAAGGACTCGAACCTCAATCTCTGGTTTTGGAGACCAGCATTCTACCATTGAACTAACCACCTATAAGGCGGATATATTACCGACAGCCCGCCACTGTCCGCCGACACATACGATTCGGTGTTGAATGCGGCAACCTATCGGTTGGCTTCAAGAATGGTACGTTCCAGACTACTTGAGCTCATTTCATCTGACTTTTATTGCGGAGAGCAGTGTACTCGAAACACACTCCATAGGAGCAGCACGTTTAGCAGACGGCTACAGCAGCCTCACTGTTTTACTCTCCATAAAATTGCTTCCACGACTGGACTCGAACCAGCAGTACCGCCGCTAATCGTGTTGTCGGCGGGCAACCTTTACGTCTCACTCCCAAGACTACTATCTAACAGACCACGACATCTGTATCAAGCGTAGGTATACCAAATTCCCTATCACGCAGAAGTTGTGCGAGGTGAGGGATTTGAACCCCCGACTCCCTGCTTGTAGGGCAGGTGTTCTGAACCAACTGAACTAACCTCGCAAAAAACACGCCAAACCAGTCTTGTATCGTCAAATTAAACTAACCGCTGGCACAAACCATATGGCATTTTATGGTTGCTTTTCAAAGGCCAGCAATGTGCCCACAACGAAGGGACACAAACTTTGGCGTTTGTTTTGTGCCGCTGGGTGGATTCGAACCACCGTCTCCTCCTTATGAGAGAGGCGCAAGAAACCACCTCCGCTACAGCGACAGAATTAGTCGCACTATCGCAGGACTATAAGCTCCGAAGAACTAAACATAGTCAAAAGTGGTCACACCACTTTCACTACGTTCACCATCTGATTTGTTCATCAGACTTCTTCGGAACGACAACAGCACATCTTTAACTTTCTCACGTTTGAGTTTTCTCGGTTCGTATGCGCCGTTGCCAAGTCGTTTTAAGAGCGAATCACGCAACACGGTTACGGTCACTCTGTTCTTTATATTGACAGATGCGTTGTGGTCTGCATTGTCCTTATGCCCGCATTCAACGCATTCAAAGGTCTCTTGGCTCGGTCTGTTTTCATCTGCGATGCAACCACAAATCGGACACATCTTTGAGGTGTAACTCGCCTGCACTGTTGACAATGCGATACCATATTTCCTTGCAATGTGTTCAACCTCATCTTTTAGACTGCTCAATCCGAGGAACTTGACCTTTCTATTGTAGTTTATATCCTCGTTGTCTTTATCCTTGATGTAACACCTTCCAAAACCATTGTCAAGGTCTTCCATAACGATGTGGTCAACACCATCCAACATCAACGACTTGCACATCTTTGAAATGAGTTCTTGTTCGGATTTCTGCATCTTCATCTTGAGTGTGTCAAGTTTCTGCTGTTTGCGCTTGCCGATGGTGTAGTTCTTGTCTTTCTTCAGTTCGTCCACTTTCAATGACAGTTTGCAGAAGTCATTGACTAACTTACGGTTGTAGTCATAGGCAGTTTCGTTTGACAGACTGAAGAGATTGTGCTTGCAGTTCACGTCAATTCCTACCACGTTGTCTCCTGCTTCTGGTATGTATCTCTGACCATCCTTGCACAAGTTGATATTGACTTGATGGTATTTTTCGTTGAATGTAAGCACATATTCGTAGTCGGGATTGGATTTGCGGTAGTCATTCATACTTCCGTGCCAATCCTTGTTGAACCTCACTGGGATGTCAAACGACTTTCTTTCGATTCCAGACAGACTGACAAAGGAGTTGATTACCGAACCAAACTTCTTGTTGTAGTCAATGATTCTCGTCTTCCTGCACCTGCCTCCGAATGACAATGACTTGAACTCAATCGGATGCTCGGAATAACAATCGATGATTCTGTTTCGTTTCCGCAAGGCAAGTTCCATAAGTCTGTCAAAACCGAACTTGTTACAGCAACGTATGATGTTGTTGTAGAAGTCTCGCTTCTTGTCATCGCAGGTCTCCAACTGCTTGATGATATATTCCAATGTGTTATCGTTTCCGTATCTTGCAAGATAAGTCAGACAGATTGACAATGGTGTTTTGCTATTCTCCGTTACGACATTCTTCAAGTCGCCTTTCTTGTTCTTCTTGGTGTCACGCTTGTAGAACTCAAATCCGACAAATCTTATAACTTCAAAGTCAAGGTGTTTTCGGATTGCTTCAAACTTGTTCTGGTAGCAGTTGAACACTTGTGTATATAGTTGCATATCAAACGAACTCGGAATGGCATCCTTGTATCTCGCCCTCATCCCCTTCAAGAAGTCGAATTTTGAATATTCAAGGTACTTTTCAAGATTGGAGTTCACATATTCGGAAACAAGGTTCTTATGGTCACGCAGCATAACAGCAAACGAATGTAAATCGTCATACTTCTGACGTGTTAAGTCGTTTGACTTGAATGTTTTTGTGTATTTGCTGTCTATGACCATATTACAATAAAAAAGAGGCATTAAACTTGCGGCAGTAATGCGAGGAGTGCCATCAAGGATAAAACCTCTGTATATCTTTATTGTTATTTTGAAACGACTCCTCGCTTTCGTTTCATTATATAAATAGTCTTAAACTATAATATATTTATACGAGTTACTTTTGAACATTTTTGACTACTTTTGAATAGGTTTATCAACTTCTGTTGCTATCCCAAAGCGTCCGACTTCACGGAAGGAATCCTCACGTGCTGAACTCCTATAATATCATTAAAAATATGAAAAACTTGGGCGTAGGGTGGGATTCGAACCCACATATAGAATAAATCCACAGAGCCACAATCTGTTGCATAGCCATTCTGCCACCTACGCCATATATTAAAATTTTATTTTTCTACCATTACCATTTTTATCTTTAACAGAAACTGTATTTTTCATAGATTTCCAACCATAATCACCTCCAGTTTTCATATTATAACACATTATATCTTTGACTAAAAAATCGGTTACAATTTCTGATTCATACGCAAATGCTTCTTCGGCAGAATCAAAAAAAACAAACAATTTCTTTTTTAAAGTTTTCAATACCATATTTTTTATAAGCATATCGCAAACGCCGCCCACTGCCCATATATCCATCATCTAAATTGTTTGTGTTATGAACACCATAATAAAAATGATTATTTATGCAATTTGTTATTTTATAAAAATAATGATATTTGTATGTTTTCATTATCGAACTTTATTGTTATATTATTTATAATGTCAAAAGTTCGACAATTCCCATTATAATGTCGTTATAACAAAAAAATCCGTGCGGGTGAGACTCGAACTCACAATGTGCGTTTGCGGGACTTTTCTTTTTCAAGAAAGTTGCGGATACCGTTCCGCATACCCGCACAGATTATGGTTTGCCGTTCTTTCACGGCAGTCATCGGATATTTTGGTGAGGGCGGTTATCCGTAACCGCAATATTATGGAAAATTAACAACGTCAAACAAATTATGCGCCATATAACTCATATTTTAAATTATGTATCATATAACGCATAATCTTCGTCTCTCCGAAATGTCGCCACGCATTCTTTATACTCGTTGGTGTGGTTGAACGAGTTGTAGCCACAGCAGGACTCGAACCTGCGGCCTGCTGGTTGTCCAGCTTATCTACCACTGATATATGCGGCTACGGGAGCAGTGTGCGTTGCTCCCAACAGCAGGCTATCGCACACGACCTGCTGTTTGTCAAAAAGTCTGCAAGGAGGGTAAAAGAGTCGAACTTTTTAATAACCATTATGAAAGGTTGCTGTAGTTTTCTATGATACAAGAAAAACAATCATAACCTCCGTTGCAGACTATTGTCGGGTAGAAAGGACTCGAACCTTCGACCCCTTGGTCCCAAACCAAGTGCGCTACCAACTGCGCCACTACCCGTAACACAAGAGCGGTGTATGAGAATCGAACTCACATCTCTGGCTTGGCAAGCCAGCGCACTAACCGTTGTGCTAACACCGCATTTGAAGCCAATGGCATTATCGTATAATTATGTCATTGATTTCTTCAAACGGAACGAAAACGTCATAGCCGTCATCGTCCTCAAAATGGTTAATTTCTTCTTTGAACCAAAATCCGAATTTGTATCTGTCATATACGAATGTTTCGCCATTCCATTCAGCCATATTAGCATTGCGGCAAACACCGTTATATCTACGACCGACCTTCAATTCGGATTTCGGTATGGGTTTTATAGAATTAATGTCCTTTTTGTTTATGCCAGCATAAATTCTGGCTTTTCTGTCAAGTTCGTTTTTATCCATTTGGATTGTTTTTAGTCACTGACATTCGGTTTGTTGCCGATTGCACCAGTGAATTTGTTAGTAAGTTCAAGAAGTTCATTCTTATTCATATTGATAACACAGCATTTCATTTTGCTGTTCGGGTCAACCAGATATGCGCCAAGCCATCTGTGATGTCCGTCAAGAATGAAATTGTCTTTTGACACGATTGTGATGGGGCTTTTGTCATTTGGTTTAAGCAACCAGTCCATACCTTCTTTCGTGGGTTCTTCCTTGCCACCGAGAGGGATTGCCATATAGATACTCTTTATGAAGAAAATCTGTTCTTGGATTGGTTTCAGTTTGCTGACTGGAATATCAACGACAGCACCACTGACTTGTTCCTTTTTATCTCCGTCACCAGCTGTGAGCCATTTTTTACTCAATTCTTCGTCTTTGTCCAAATCAGCCTGCACCTTTTTTGCAAGTTCTTTATCCTCGCCGATAACATCAATGAAACCGTGTTGCAATAAGAACTTCAATGTAAGAACTTGGTTTGCCATAACCGTTTTTCTTTTGTTGTGGTCTTCAACACCACCATCTTCCAAAGCATCATCCATCATTTCTGTTCTCGGTGCGCTTTCCTCATCTTCTTTTCCCTTACCAACACCTTTGAAGTTTGAATTGTTGATTACTGGCATTTCGCCACGTTTGTAAACACCGAATTTGTCGGCAAATTTTTTTGCTGAATCATAATTGGCTTTAAAAGTTTCCTCATTATCGTATATTTCGGAAAACTTGTCATCAAGCATTTCTTTTGCAACCTCAACTGCTTTGTCAGCGTTTGTTTTGCGAAGTTCCAGTTTCGCATATTTTTTTCTCACCTCATTGGCTTTTGCGTAAGTATATTCTTCGTTGATGTGTCTACTTCTAAATTCGTTAAATTTCAATATCTTCATAACAGTAATTTTTTATGATATATTTATACGACATAAAATCACAATAAATCCACATCAACTTCTTTGTGCTCCAATATCAAATGCGGTTTATATCCAAGTCTTTCATACTCTAAAAACTTATCTTTCATATTTTGCAAGTTCAATGTCCAATTGGATTTTATTTCAAATATCTCATTAGTTGTCGGTATGAAAAAATCTGGTATGGCGCATTTATATTTGTTTGTCAATGTATCAAAATACTTAATTCGTAAACATTCTACGTCATAATCAATTTTTTGCAAATCTAATATTTTTGCAAAATCTAATTCATACGAAGACCTCAAATAAACACGTTTTGCCATTCCAAGTAGTATGCCAACAATTTTTATAAGGGCACGAGTCTTTTTCTGATTTGACATTTATTTTACCAAGTATATATGCTTCAGATAAAGATTTGCTGTGATTTCTTGTTTGTATATCCAATGATTTCAATATTTTATGAAAATTGGAAATACCAGAATTATATCCATATTTATCTGATAATGTTTTATCATCAATATGATTTGCATATTCTTGTTTTATCAAGCAAACAGTTTTATCATATTCATAAAAAATATCAGTTGTTCCAATTTTACTTTTATCAAAACCAAATATGGCTAATGTATTAAAAATCCTATATTTATTGCAAATGTCTGGTCTTTCACAATGACCTTTTTCTGCGCCGCACCATTTACATTTTTTTATTTTCGTATTTTTTGATTTATTTGTGTGTAATGTGTTTAATAATGTGGCCTTTTGTTTTTCCCTACTTTCTTTTGTTCTTATTTTATTGTTATATTTAGCAGCGCAATTTGTCGAACAAAATTTATTGCTCTTTTTATCATAAGGTAATAACTTTCCACAACAACTACAACAATTTGGGTTTTTATAATAGTCGGATATGCGTTTATCTTTTTGTTCGTTTCTTGTTTTTAATGACGCTAAAAATCCAAGTTTTCCAGCTTCAGATTCACTTAATCCATTTCTTTGTTTTGGCATACAAATATATATTATATTATTTATATGTCAAATTTGAGCCAGTAGAGGGATTCGAACCCCCGATTTCATCGTTACAAAGGATGCTCCGTAACCACTTGGATATACTGGCAACAAAGGTGATAGCAGATGTGTCTCGGATTCGCACCTTTTACTGATTGTCTGTACACAACAATGCAGTTATCATTTAGCATTGTACGGCTTGCGCAAACCGAACAACGGCGATTTTATACCCGACCATACTCGTTGTCACTATCCGCATTACTGGGTGCGTTCCATCCACGGAACGGTGACCATTTCTTGCGTTTTAACCTTGTCGGACTGGGGGACTCGAACCCCCAACACGGATTTTCCAGTTTTCTCTGGCGTGCTACCACGATACGCAGTTAACGTATAGTCCGTTATGTTAGGTCAGCAGGATAGGACTCGAACCTATAACCCGTTGATTAGAAGTCAACCGTTCTAATCCATTGAACTACCTGCCGATTTTTAGCACGCACAGACAGCGTACTTTTTTGCTGTATGGGATGTTCATTCTTTACTTTCCGTGAACTCACCTCCGTCCGCTCTCCCGACTTTTTAACCGTATAGTTTCGCTGGCGACATCACTTCCAGCATAGCCATTCCTCTGTTATACTCATCTTGGCTGCACGAGTGGCTTTGCGTTTTATCCTTTCTGGCCAACAAGTTTGTCTGTATGATAAACAGCCAATCCAAGAGTTCCGTAGTCACTTGGAAGCACCGAAATCCCGCCACTTATATTCAGCGGACTAAAGCGTACCAATCCGATGGTTGCCATATTTCTGCCGTTTTCCCGTACCGACACCATTTTGTCGTGGTTATGTTCGGCACACAACTCGCTTGGCTGTTATGCTGTTTTTATTGTGGGTTAGGTGGGACTCGAACCCACTACCCCATCCTTAAAAGGGATGTGCTCTACCAGATGAGCTACTAACCCGTTCCTCGCCTACTGATGCATCCTCGGCGAGAGTTTCTCGGTTTTTTAACTCGAAAAACCGATGAATCGTAAAAACGGCTCGTCTTATAGGAGACGTGAGCCAAAAACTGGCCGTGGTCGAGGCGGGAGTTGAACCCGCACGTCCTTTCGGACGAAGGTTTTTGAGACCTTTGCGTCTACCAGTTCCGCCACTCGACCAAAAAACCAACAGCGGTTATTCATCATTGATGGATTTGTATCCCTACCTGCTTTCTACAAAGTGCAGGACGAGGCTCATTCGCCGCAGCCCCTCGTTTTGGCAATATGCTGGTTCGTTTCATTTCGCCGTTGAATTTCATCAACAAGTTCAAGATATTCTTCAGCTGATGGTGATGTGTTGTGAAGATGCTTGTACTTTGAAAGTTTTTCATCAAGTTCTTCACGGCTCATATTTTCAAGTTTTTGTTTAAGGATTTCCGTTGTTTTATCCATATATGTTATGTTTTTGTTTTCTGATATGTGTGGCTTGGGCGGGACTCGAACCCGCACGCCCGCAATGGGCAACAGATTTTAAGTCTGTCGTGTCTACCAATTCCACCACCAAGCCAGACAATCAAGTCGGCGAGGCGGGGGTCGAACCCGCACGCCCTTTCGGGCACTTGCTCCTAAAACAAGCACGTCTGCCAATTCCGCCACTCACCGCAATATAATGTCGATAAGGTGGGATTCGAACCCACAATAACACGAATCTGAATCGTGTGCGTCTGCCAGTTGCGCCACTCATCGTTTGATATTCATATTCGTTTGTGGTCGAGGCGGGATTTGAACCCGCATACCCTTTCGGGCAACAGTCCCTCAAACTGCCGTGTCTGCCAATTCCACCACTCGACCATTTTGTCAGTTCTTCCATCGGACGATTATACTGACAACCCAATCCACCGATTTTCGTACACTTTCCAAGTATGTCGGCAACTTCCAGCCGCTCACACGGACTGGTTACGGTACGTGACCGTGAGAATGTGCGGATAATAACACACTTTCTTCCTTGCCAGGTCGGAGAGCAGGTGATGGGAATCGAACCCACATTTCCAGCTTGGAAGGCTGAAGCACTAACCGTTGTGCTACACCTGCATAAAGAAAGATGGCTGGTTTGTCGTTATGCCAGCAAAGCACGCTTCCGCCATACTTCAAACGGGGTTTCACACCTCGTTACATCTTTTTAGCCACCGAGCGTTTGACCGATTTCGCCATCGCCATACCAATATAGTATGCACGAGCAGGACTTGAACCTGCATTCATCGCAAACCACTGCGACCGTCCGAGTTGAACGGAACTGATTCGGTGTTCTGTAGCGGAGGACGGAATCGAACCGCCGACCTCAAGGTTATGAGCCTTACGAGCTACCTCTGCTCCACTCCGCACTATTAAAAACTGGCGGCGGCGTTGTGGCTTATACGTAAATCACCACACCTTTGATTTCAGATTTTAGGCCAGTTCGGATTTTCGTGTTTATATCAAAAACAAGAAATGCGAAACAGACTTCACATCATCCTATAACCATTAAGTCAAAAGAACAACGTTTGACACCAGTTTGTTGAACCGATTGGATTCGAACCAACGCAGCACAAAGTTAATTGTGTCGTGCTACCGAAATGTTACACCACGGTTCATCCGTTTGTATGGAAATGAAAAAAATTGATTGGCAGGCAGGAGTCGAACCCACACATCGGTCTTGGACAAGATTAAATACTGCTGATAATTTCTTTGGCCAAGAAACATTTTCTTACCGTGCTCTACCTTTAAGCTACTGCCAAATGTCCGTTTTCGTTTTGTCCTCCTTGCAAATAATGAGCTCCTCATCCAAGGCTGGTTGTTGCACTATGTCGAAATACGGTAAAGAACACTACAACCTTTCACGTGGGGGAGGAGGGATTCGAACCCCCTGTGTTTCTATGTAACGGATTTACAGTCCGCCGCCCTTCCACCATCAGAGCAGCTCCCCCATTTACGCCAACTATTTGCTGGCGATTTCTTTTACTGCATTTGCGATAACACCATTGTTCGCATTAGGATATTTAACCTTCACTCTTGCGATAATATCTTTGGTATATCGTTGCAGTTGTTTAGTGTCAAACGTTTCACCATTGTTGTTTTTTTCAGAAACAAGTATATCAACTTGCTTTTCGGTTTCATTGCGAACTTCCTCAACGCTCGGCTCTTTCGGCAAGAGTTTTTCAAGTTCAGAAGCCTCAAATTCGTTCACCTTTCTGTTTTCAACGGCTATTTTGTTGTCATCACCAGCCTTGGCAAACTCCTGCGCAGCCGTGCGGCAACGTTTCAGCATAGAACGGAGAATTTCAGTTTCCTTTTCGTCATTAGGAAGTTTTGTTCCGTTATGCACGGCGTTCACCATTTCGGTCTTGACACCTTTCCAGAAATTCGTTTTTAATTTCACGGCGCAGTCTTTTTCTTCAAACATAGCGTCCGCAATGTGTTTGTCAAGCGTTTCAAAAATCATAACTTTGTGTTTTTATTGTTGTTTTTGTGGGGAGGGGCGGATTTGAACCGCCGACACACGGATTTTCAGTCCGTTGCTCTACCAACTGAGCTACCTCCCCATTCAGATAAAGGACATTTGAATATTTTAACCAATAAACTATACAGCCTTGTTAGACCATAACACGGACTCGAACCGCTCGGTTGCTTTGTCGTGCACAACTCCGCAACCAATTTCTTCCAAACCACACGATATTTGCAACTATCACGTGTTGTCTTTATCTTGGTGGACACTGGTGGGACTTGAACCCACGACATCCTGCTTGCAAGGCAGGCGTTCTTCCAACTGAACTACAGGCCCAAAAGTGCAGCATACCGAAGTTTTTGCAATGTGCATCGGCCTCTATCGCTGCTGCGGCGAAAAAGCCTCTTTAGTTATTCGGTGAGGCTTGATTTCCGTTCACGCTCGTTTTGCTGCGGAAGTTTACTCGCATCGTGGAATTGTCACCACGCTCTCCCGCTTTGTGGCGGGAATGTCACTTGACACTTATACGCCTCAACTTTCCAATGCCGTCCGTTTTCGAAAATTATAATTTCGGTTTCGGCATATCAGCACAAGTCAGCGATGCTTGAACACCAGTCTGCAAGCACTGTGTTGTTGTCCCGACCAGAATCGAACTGATATTACTTGTGCCAAAAACAAGTGTAATAGCCATTATACCACAGGACATTACAAGCAACCGTTTTTATCTCTCGGATAGGTTGCTCACCTGCACCGCTTCCTTTTTTATGTTTCCGTGGCACTGCGGTTTTGACACGGCGAAACGAGGTTTTACACAAAAATTGTTAAAGTCAAAGAAAACAAGGTGCATATGGAAATAACAAATTTAGGTGTTGTTTGGAATAATGTTGCTGTACGCACCTTTTGAACTATAAATTAACTATGAATGAAAAATGCCATAAAAAACAAGACACACAAAAAAGATTCAAAGTGACAGTTTGATTTTTTTATGAATTGCTGTATGTGTCTTTGCGTATCTGGCAGGAGTCGAACCTGCGCCCTTGAGGATATGCCTCACGTTCTTACCGACATCTCCACGTTGGAATCCCACCAACGCTTCACCACTACAGATACTGACAGAGGATAGGTTTGTTAAAACTATATGTGATTTGCAACTCAACATAAAGCTGTAACAATTAACATCATTCTGTTTGCGGTGTGTACGGGACTTAAACCCGTGACCTCCGCCGTGACAGGGCGGCATTCTAATCAACTGAACTAACACACCATTTTGTCGGGGGTGGTGGATTCGAACCACCATAACGGCTACCCAAAAGCAAAATTGAAATAAAATTGCTGTCCAATTCTCATACAAGAATCGTCAAAAAAATACGTGTCCTACCATTAGACGAACCCCCGTTAAAAAAACAAGATACTAAAAATGTAGCGATTTCAAATTACGAGTTTGATGCTTTTGTTTTTGCTGTATGTATCTTTGGTTTTCATAATGATATATACTGACTGTTGCAGACGGCAAAGGAATCGAACCTTTGAATCTTCACCATATCAAGAGCCTACTTTGTCGGTTAGTTGACTGACAACCGTGATGATAACTATAAACCGATTGTTTCGGAACTTATACCCGTTCATATTCCAGAACGGTGACGTGTCGCCACGCCCCACATCTTGATACGGAATTGACGCATTTCCGTTTATGCTATCCGTCTATTAAAAAGTGCAGGAAACCATTGTTTGCTGGGATTGGTCTGACTATGAGTAAAGTAATGATGGAAATGACCAGTCGCCACAAATGTTTGTGTTTATTACTGATGTCTAAAACTGCACTTATATTTTAATGATGTTATTTCTTTTTCCAATGTGATTTAATCCCTCCGCATTTTCTACTGCAACAAGGATTTGGGTGCGTTGATAAATTACGTTTATCAAAAATGAATTTCTCACCACAAACTGGACAAACACATTCAATAAAAGTTTTTGATTGTTTCTTTTTTGAATTATTTTGTCTTTTTGATATAACTTGTAAGTTCTCTATCCTATCATCCATTCTATCACCATTTATGTGGTCAACTTCATCATCATTTGCCACATCACAACTATAATATGAAGTATAAAGATATTTTGCATAAGACATTGAATGTTTTTCGCCATTTGCATATTTCATAGTTGCAACTCTTCTGGGTTCTTTGTTTATATTTACATAAACACTGGTTACACCTTTATTTTTATAGTATTCACTAACATCAATTTTCATAACAAGTTTAATTTGCTTGTAGCGATGGCGGGACTTGAACCCGCAACCTCCTGCTTATAAGGCAGGTCCTCTAACCATTAAGGATACACCGCTATCTTGTCGTTCTATAAATTATGTATAAACGAACAATCAAGGAAAACAAGACACTTTGAAATAGCGTATTCATATTAAAAGTATGGTGCTTGTTCATTTAAGGATTGCTGTAAGTGTCTTTGTCCACCCGCAGGGATTCGAACCCCAATCTTGAGTTCCGTAGACTCACGTTCTAATCCGTTGAACTACGGGTGGTTTTGCGGGGGAGGTGAGACTCGAACTCACAACCATCGGCTTAACAGGCCGCCGCTCTGACCGATTGAAGCTACTCCCCCGTTTTGTAGTCCCAGCGGGAATCGAACCTGCATTTAGAGTTTAGGAAACTCTCGTTCTGTCCGTTGAACTATAGGACTGGATTACAAGGTGCTGGGTAACGAATAACAAAAATGAAACAGAATTTTAATTGTAAATGCTATGATATTTTTGCTGTATGCACCTTTGTGGATACTGGTGGGACTTGAACCCACGACATCCTGCTTGCAGGGCAGGCGTTCTCCCAACTGAACTACAGACCCAGAAATACAAGGTTTATGTTCTGACCAGCGTCTTCACCGCCAAGCCAATTTCATCTGTTTACGTCCTCGCAAACCTTGCAAAACAAAGGAGTGTGGCGCAGTTCACCATCAGCCACATTTAGGGCTTTTTTCTTATGGATAGAATTAAAGCGTAAAAACCTTTCCATATACCGAGCAGAAGTGAAGATTCTGGCGGGTAATGAAATGTCGTCCCAACGGGATTCGAACCCGTGACTCCACCGTGAAAGGGTGGCGACTTAAACCACTTGTCGATAGGACGGTGCGTATATGCCATTCCATTCGGACACTATCGCATTATAGCAAACGTGCGGTAATGTAGAACGTGGATGCGATTGTGTCGCCGCAGCAGTTTTTACATTTTCTTATTGCTTCTCGCTGAACTGTGGCCAATCCAAACCAAACGGCATATAAGGAAACCGCAGGTAAGTATAGTTGTCTTGCATCGGCGGGCGGTTTCGTATGACCGACACAAATGTCTCTTGGACGTTATGTTCGCCGCACATTGCGGCATTGCTTGACTGACGGGCGGTTTGACACCTACCGTTCCGACAGCTGCAACCAGTATATATCATTTCAACTGGATTTAGAAAACTATGATTTACAAAGGTTTAAAGACTTCCTTAACCTACCACACTATGTTACCATAGCCAAATAATATCACCAAAACAGTCTGAAACAAATCAGTTTTCATACATTTGTTACACACTTTGTATCAGGTGTGCAGCCGTGACAGCTCTGTTTTATTATCTGTTGTGGTCTGGAGCACATTATAGCCATATCGGAAATTCTGCGCAGTTATAATAACATTTTAAATTTAATGAATTGTTGAGGGTCATACCCGCTCTACCGTATAGAATAATCAAGTAAATAGACCATTCTTTCTTGTTTCATCCTGCCACTACTTTTTAAGTCTGTTGTCAGACAGTCATCCATAGTTGGGCAGTCCGCAAGCGTAAATTTGGTGTTACGGACACCTATTATTAAAAATTCCGACTGTAGGCTCGTCCTCTATGCTCTCTACACATTTATGATAATGTTTTTCAATCAAAGAATTGCCATCATCTGATTGAAAACAAGGCAGCAAAAGGGGATTCTACGCAGGCAATTTATTCTCATAGCCCGATTCTCTTTTGCCGCACATTATCATTTTAGCACGGTATTGTCCCCGCACGTTATTGGTTAGTGCTGCCGCAGACATCACAAACAAATTCGCTTATGACGGCTGCTGGCGGTATGATGATAAAATGTGTACGGTGTTGCGATTTGGCCATAAGCCAGAACGGAACTGCACAACACGTTATCGTCAATGGGGATGTCCACCGTTTTAGGGACGTTCTACTACGGGTTGTTCACGCCGTAGCACTCCAAATATAAATTCAAAGCGGGTTGGTGAGCATCTTGCAGAAATTCTGGAAGATGCCGCACACTCCCGTCTGATACGTTTCGTATGGAGAAACGGGTTTCTCCTTCTTGTTTCCACCTGCCGACACTTCTTGGATTCATTTCTGAACGCAATATGTAATCTGGCAGTCCGCAAGCGTTACTTCGGCGGTACGTCCGCCTACCATCCGATTGTCGCATCTGTTTTGGCAACGCCTCCACAGAGCATCGGAATTTCCTTATAGTGCCTTTCGCCAATATGTCAAAGAACTTTGTTCTTATTCCAATATAATAAAAAATTCGAGAAATCGTGAAATGTTTTTGTCAAATGACCGCCTCTCGGTTTTCATCATATTTTCAAAGAACGCTGCGTATTTAATATAATAAAAATTTTCGGAATATGCAAAATGTTTTTGCAAAAACTTCAGTTTTCATCATATCAAAGAGCCGCATTTTAGTTTCGCAGTTGTTATCAAAAACAACGCTGCAAAAATACAACTTTTTTTAATGCTGTCAACAATTTCGTAAAAAAGTTTTCAACAAAGTTATCAACAGCCGTTGTGTTTCATATCTTCAAAGAACGTTACTCAATCAATATAATAAAAATTTTGAAAAATGGAGAAAACATTGCAACATTTTTCGTTTATCATATCAAAGAGCGTTTTGCCGTTTTTTAGTGTCGGCGCATCACTGTCATAATGACTTTGCAAAGATACAACCTTTTCTAATAGTGTCAATACATTTTTCAATAAACTTATCAACAGAGTTATCAACAATCTTATTTAATTCAACATTCACAATATCAGCAATTTCAATTATCAAAACAAACAGCAAAAAAATTGGCGGCATATTTTTGATATACCGCCAACCGAATATTTTTTGTACGATATATCGCATCACGAACCATATTCGTCATTATAGTTCGCCCAAAAGAGTTGTGATTTACTTGGTCGGATATCGTATAGCTTTGTCATAGTTACTATCGTTTTTTCTTTTTTTATTTATACGAGCGATTTTTCGCTTTTTTCTGTTTTTATTTATACGAGCGATTTTTCGCTTTTTTCTGTTTTTATTTATACGGATTGATGTCGGTTTATTGATATTCTAATTAGTTTTGGCTGATAACAGACTCACCTGCAATTTGCTCAACTTCCCTTTGCGTATAGGTTTTGCCGTTACACTCATAAAGTTTCTGACCATTGTTATATCCGTTGAAATGGTAGGTTATTTCATTTATAATTATGTCGTTTCCGTCTTTTACTACATTTGTGTCACTCATATACATCCTATGTTTTTCGTCTTTTTCTGTTTTTATTTATACGAACAGCTTTTTTATTTTTTTACAGATGAAATATGTTAAAGTGAAAGTATTGTTTTTCTGACAGCATCACGGACTTTTCGTTTTTCGTTTGTATTCAATTCATTGAATTTGAACACAACTTGTTCTTCACTATATCCATTGGTGTCTGGCTCTGAATATCCGATAAGATACATATTGCCATAGTAATCACTTTCTTCGTGAGGATATATTTGGAACAATATGGAATCGTTCATTCCATCAAATTTACGAATATGCAAATCAGATTGCGATAGCCATAAGTTATACATACCAGCCCCAGCGTCTTCAAGTTTTGACAGATTTTTTCTTGCAATATCGCACAAATCTTCAACATACAATTTGTTTTGGAATGAGGTATCATTTGACAAATCAGACAATCTGTCTTTTGTTACTGGCTTTATGTTCAGTTTTTCATCAACTTTTGATATTGTGTTGATAACTGCAATGGCTGTTGGAAAATCGTCAATTATTTTGTCAAACTGGAACGGCAGTGAGTCTATCAGATTTTCTTCCAAGCCGATTATGTCACACGTGTTTATATATGGGCTTTTCACGCATTTGACAAAGATATGCTTTGTTCTGTTTTTTTCCAATGAGTGAACATTGACAGAATAGCCGCTCTCCATCGCTTCTTTTATAGTGTCGGTAAGATGTTCATACGAAAACACCTCAACAAAATCGTTCTCACCAAATGCGCCGATTGAACGCATAAACTGCGTTAATTGTGCGTATGACATATTTTCAAGTTTGGCACGAAGGACATTAATGTCTTTGGCTTCATTTGATATGCCTTGCATTCTGGTTTTCGTCATTGGCTTGACGTTCAGTTTTTCGGAAATATATTTGTTTGTGTTGAGTATTTTCATATTGTTGTTTAAATTCTTTTAGGTTGTTTTGATTTTTTTCTTGCGATTGGAGTTTTGCTGAATGCGTTTGCTGTATTGCAAATAACAGAAATATCCCAGCCAGACAAATCACAATCAAATTGTGAACATCCGAAAAACATATCCTCTATTGTTTCAACACTGCTGACATCCCACAATGATATGTCACCATTGAAATCCGAATAGGCGAACATAGCATTCATATCCTTTACATTTCCGACATTCCAATTTGATATGTCGCCATTGAAAGATGAGCCATAGAACATTTTTGTCATTTTTTCAACATTTCCAACATCCCATTTTGATATGTCATTATTAAATCTTGAAAGGTTGAACATCTGCTCCATATTTTCAACTCTGGAGACATTCCATTTGGAAATATCGCCATTGAACGTTGTCCTGCTGAACATATACGACATATACTTGACTTTTGACACATTCCACGCCGTAAGATTCTGGTTGAAATCAAGATTGTTATGAAACATTGATGTCATATTCTCAACATTGCCGACATTCCATTTGGAAATGTCTCCATTGAAATATCCGCTTTTTGAATTGCCGTTCTCGCAACAGAACATACTTGACATATTTTCCACCTTGCCGACATTCCATTTTGATATGTCCCCGTGAAATTTAGTGAATGCGAACATAAAACTCATATTCTCCACATTGCTTACATTCCATTTTGATATGTCCCCGTCAAATTCACATTCACAGAACATAGCACTCATATCCACAGCACTGGAAACATTCCATTTTGAAATATCGCCATTGAATATTGAATCGGCAAACGCCCTATTGAAATTGGTTACATTTGATACATCCCATTCTGATATGTTTCCGTTGAATTTTGAACTGTCAAAAATATACTGCATATTCGTAACATTGGAAACATTCCATTTGGATATGTCGCCATTGAATTTCGTATTGTAGAAAAGCCAGCCCATATCCGTAACATTGGAAACATTCCATTTGGATATGTCAATGTTTTCAATATCCATTCCCCAAAACAATGCGTTCATATCAGTTATTTTTGAAACATCAATGTCATTCAAATCATAATTTGAACAGTCTATGTGTTCCTTTATGGCCGCAATAAGTTCATCTTTTGTTTTTGGATGATATTTGTATGGACGCAGTTCAGTAAGCCTTGCTTTTGAAACTGGCCTTATGTTTAATTTTTCTGAAATGTATTCCTCGGAATCAAGTATGTGCATAAGTCAGATTATTGTTCCGTGATGGCATTCTTGCTTTCCATATCGGCAAGAAAATCGTTGAGGTTTTTAAGATGTTCTTCCTCGTCAGCAAGAATATGAACAACCATATCATAAGTGGTTGTATCCTTGTCACGCAAGAAATCAAGCGTTTTCTGATAGCCGTCAATGGCACATTGCTCGTGAGTTATGTTCATATGCACGAGTGCTTTCGTGTCATACGGCTTTTGTGGCATAGTGTAATGGCATTCGCTTAAAGTAACGAGATACGTTATGTCTTTCAAGCGTTCAATGTCGCCGCCAAGTTCAGAAATGCGTTTCAATATCTTTTCGGCGTGGTCGTTCAGCTCGTCATCGGCCATTTCCTTGAATGTCTTTTCAATGTTCGGTCTTTCACTTCCAACGAGAAAATCAGCAACGGTATTGTAATGATACCACTGCAAAACTTCTTCTGCATAGCGTTTTTCAAGGATTGCTATAACTTCCTGCACATCTATTCTGTCACTAACAGATTCATTTACTCTTTTGAAATTGAAATAATTGCTTAATTGCTTCATTGGTTTCTATATATTATTCCGAATATATTTATAAACAAAAAAGCCAGCAAACCGCTGGCCTTAATCATATTGTCAATCTCCATAATCGTCTTTTTTGGCATTCTCGTCAAGCTCTATGTAACATCGTTTCAGCTGGTCAAGTGCTGGATTGACACACCATTTCAAATGTTTCTTGAACTGCTTTCTTATGTTGTGGTTGTAAATAAGGAACAGTATCTTCTTTTTCCAAGTGAGCAGTTTTCCTAATGTTCTGCCACTGAACTCTCCATCAGTAAGAAACAACCACACGGAGTTTCTGTCGCTCTCTATGGTTTTTATAATATAATTGACACACTTGCCTATATTTGTTCCACTACCAGCAGCATTATCTTGGCACATATTTATTATCTGTGTAACAACGCTATCGTGATGTTCTTTCACATAGTCGGCTTCAAAATGAAGCATTGCATCAAAGTCAATGTTTGTTGCAAAAGGTATCAATGTTATTCCAGAATAAGCGAGTTTGTCGCAACAATTAACTATTGTATTTGCAAACAGTTCAATAATGCTATAATTTACACTTATTGACGTATCTACAAATATGTTTATGTATTGCGGTGCTGCATCGTTTTTCGGATGGTAGGGGCGTATCATATCGTGTGCGATTGTTCTTCTGTCACCCCAACGAACCCTATGTTTGTCTGGAATTTTATGGCGTTTGCCTGCATAAAGCGTGTTGTCTTCCAGAAACGTCTTGATTATCTCTTGCCACAACTCGTCCATAACAGCATCCTTCATTTTTATGCTTGTGCATATTTTTTCAAGTGTACTATTTGGCTTGTTCTTGATTATTTCATCACGGAGTTTGCTTACGGATTCGGTATCAATGGAATCCTTGCTCTGTATGCTGCTCATTATCTTGCTTGCCGTTGCATCGTCAAACCCGCTTCGTCTTAAACTATCTCCAAGTTTTCCGTTAACTTCACTTTGTTTGATTATCTCGCCGACAAATCTGTTTTTTCCACCAGAACCGTTTTCACTATATCTTATTTCTGGTATATTGTCATTTTTGTTCTGCTTCCTTTTTCTGTTCTTTTCCTTTCTTATGTTGTCATCATATTCGGAATATCCGTGCTGCTTTTCAATACTTCTTTGCTGGTTGCCGTCATTGCCACCTGCATTGTTTTGGTCTGATTGGTTTTTATCACCATTTTTCCCGTTTTGCGAGTTACTGGAGCTGCTGTTTTTTCCGTTCATTTGATTGTCAGCAGCATCAACAGCATTGTCTGCCGCATCTTGTGCCTTGTTGTTTTCTTCTTGCGCTTTCTTTGCATTTTCTCTTGCACCTTTTGTATCTCCTTTTGCTGCGGATTCATTTGCTTTGTCTGCCGCCTCTTGTGCATCGTTTGCTGCATCTTGTGCATCGTTTGCGTGTTCTTGCGCCTTATCTGCCGCTTGTTGTGCTTTGTCGGCTTCATCCTTTGCTGATTTGTATTTATCTGAACCAGTTCCGTATTTTTGTCTTGCTTTTTCTGCGGCATCAGACAATTCATCAGCGTTTTCTTGTGCGTCATTTGCGGCTTCCTGCGCATCGTTGGCTGCGTCTTGTGCGGCATCAGCGGCATTTTGTGCTTCTTCTGCCGCTTCGTCAGCAGACATATTTGAAGTATCGTTCTTTGATTTTCCGTGAGATGATTTTCTGTTGTTTTCTTTGGACTCTTTCGCTGCATCATCGGAAAACCAAGAGTTCATTTTTGAATCGGCATTTGCATTTTCAGCATCCTCGGAATGTTTTTTTGCGTTTTCCGCTTCACGTCTTGCCGTTTCCATATCACCTTTTTCTGCGGCTGACTTTGAGTTGTCTGCTGCTGTTTGTGCTTTGTCAGCAGATTTCTTTGCGTCTTCTGCTGCTTTTCTCGCATCGTTTGCTGCATCTTGTGCTTCATTTGCCAAATCCTTTGCTTCAGAATACTCGTTTGAGTTTTCACCAAATTTGGATTTTGCTTTATCAGCCTCCGACTTTGCATTGTCTGCTGATTTTTGTGCTTTATTGGCGGACTGTTCTGCACTTTCAGCAGAACGCTTTGCTTTATCGGCGAATTTCTGTGCACGTTCAGACACTTGCGATGGTGTCATATCAGACATATCTTCATCATCCGAAAATTCCATATCATTATCATCAGACGAAGAATCACCACCGCCATTGTTCTTTTGCGGAACAATGCGTTTTTCCTTATACGTTTCTGGTTTTTCTTCATCATTGTCTTGGCCACCAAAAGGCGGAGCATCCATAAGGGACTGCTGAATTTCACCTATACTGTCGCCAATACCTTGTATGAGGCCGTCCTCATATCTTTGATATTCATTTGGTATCAATATGTTATCCGTGTTTGCCATTGTTAGTTATTTGAAAATCTCCTTTTTAATTCATCAGCAACTTTTGTCATATCACCGCCATATTTTTCCATCATTTTTTCAATGTCGTTGATTGTTGCGATAGCGTTTCTGTTATTGGCGACATACAATTTTCTGATAAGTTCCCTGCCGTCACGATGCCCGTTTTTCCATTCAGAACTTGTCGGTATCTTTTCCTTTTTCTTATTTTGCCGTTTTGCTTGCGGTTGCGGATTCTTTTTGCACTGTTCTACCACATTCTTGTACCTTTTCATAATTGTTTCCATAGGCAATCCTGCAACATCCTTGCTGTAACAACCACCGATTTGTTTCCAAAAATCTGGCGGGCATATATTATCGCCTACCATTATACCATTAACCTCCAAATCGCCAGCAATGTTCAAATCTTTCCAATTTGCTTTTATTTCTTGGTTTTCATTATAAGATAACATTCTTGGTATATGGGCAAGCATAGAGTGCATAGCCTCGTGGTACAATATTCTAAAAACGGCAAGTGCGTTCATTCCAAGGCCGTGCGGAGGATTGTCATATAAGAAACCGACATTTATATAATACACCATTTTTGAATCCACACACATAGTATCTGTTATCGTGTCATCAAGCAAATAAATTATTGAACAATTTTTAATATATTTGTATTCATAGGGCTGCGTATTCTTGAAATATGCGATTGCACTATTTACAAGGTCAACAAACTCTATGCCATCAACAAGATTGCCATCAGACATACGGATTTTGCCAAGTGCGGCAAGCTCATCGGCATTGCCGCCATTTGTATTTCCATAACTCTCAAGAATGATGGAATAATGTGATGTATTATATACGTATTCCTTATCCATAAATTAGTCTATCATAGAATTTCCTATACTGTCAAACAAAGTGTCCAAATCAACATTCGGATGGCTTTGTTCATAATCACCGATTATGCGTGCATATTCATTGAAGTTCGGGTCAGTATTGTCAAGAAGGTTGCAGTATTTACAAATTCTTGCAATAAGGTCTGGAACTGGTGATGAAGATTGTGTATCAAAATTGTCGTTCAAGAAATGGATTATGGTTTCCAAATCTTTTGGCGGTATTTTATCAGAAGCATCAAACATTGATTGTATTTCACGTTTCAAGTGGTTTGTAACCGCAACCGCATTCACATTGGTATCAACTTTAAGATTTGGATTGTTTACAATACGGTCGTATGTGTATCTGAATGAATCAGAGCCGCCATTTTCAATGTATTCCTCAACATATTCTTGAGCAATGTCATCTGGAAGGAAACCAGCCACATAAGTCAAGAATGTATCATAACCGAGGTCGGCATAGGATTTAACGCCTTCAATCTTGCACACCTTATTCAATTCCGAGATAGCCCTCGACCATTGTCTTGGTGAAATGCTTCTTGTTTCCATATCGTCTTCCGTTGCATCGGGGTCAATGTTATGCCATCTTGAATTTGGCGTGTCTTCACCTCTCGCACCAATGAACTCAATCGTAAAATCATCAAATCCGCCTTTGTCTTTAGCCCATTTAGACCAATCCTTGAATGTAGGAACAAAGTTATATGATTTCAACCTCTGTTTAAGTGCTGGCGGAGCATCACTCCAACTTCTTTTGACACGAACATCGTCTGTCGGACGGTTTGAACAAGCCATACAATACCACTTGCTTCCAAGTCTGTATCCGCCAGTTGTTTGGCGTGTCATCATAATTTGTGCGATACCGAACAATGTGTCTGGGTCGGCACGCAAAAACTCGTCAAACATAAGGATACCTCCGCCGCCGTGCGTTTCGGTATCTTCCATATATCCTTCTTTGTCATATATAACGCTGACGTGTCCGTTAGCAACAGCGTTTCTTGCTTTGTCAAGTTCTTTATCTCCAGTAGGCAGCCACATAGGAAGCCAACTTTTAGGAACGTCTGATGAATGCGCTGTGATAAATTTCTCACAGTCTTTGTCTGTCATATTATGTGCCGCCATATATTCCTTGACAAACGGGATATTCTTTACTCGTTCAATATCGTCTTGTGTTATCTTGACTGGCATAGGCATAAACAAGTCGCCAGCCTGCAATATTGAACAATCAACAACTATAATTGAGAATTTGTCGTTATTGCTTCCGCCACTTTCCGCAACGACATCGTTGGCCGCATCAACAATATCTTTCGGTATGGTAGTCTTACCAATACCAGGCGCACCCCATATCACCATAGGTTCAAATATGATTGGCTTGTCACCTTTCATACCTTTCAATATGGTGTTCAGCATACTTTTGAGCGTTTCGCTTTTTATGTCTTTAGCACCGATGTTCTTATATGTCTGTCCTCCGATTTTCTCAACACTTTTCAGACCGACACGGCGTTCATTGACTTCAAGGGATTCGCTTATTGCGCTGCTTGACAATTTGGAAGTGTATTCCATAAACTTGAAGTAATTGTCAAACTCTTGGCTGTTCTCTGGTATTTCGTCATAATACCCAGACTTCTGCGGATAATTGACTGGTTTCCCACATTCAGCATAAACACCAGCAACACGATATTTCTTCAAGAAATCAACAATGTTCTGCGGGAGATTAGCACCGAACATATCAAGTGTTTTCCCCACAACAAACGTGAATCCGTCTTTGAGTTTTACACCGACCGTTTCAAAAGCGTCCTTTATTTTGCTGAAAGACCTTTGGGCAAAATCTCTGATAACGCCTTCATTCATACCATATTGTTCGTTGATGAACTCCATAGTATCCAACACATATTTCTTTTCATTAGTTGTATCCATAATGGCCTGCATTCTGTATTTTTTAATATCACTTGTTTTTCGCTTAATGTCATCTGCACTGCCAATCCAAGCACCCATACGTTTTTTGACGGATTCCGTATCATCGGCGGAAGTCCTTCCGATAACTGGGAGATAACCGAGTTCTTGGTTTATAGTCAAAGCCCATCTTCTCAAAACATCCTTCTTGTCAAAGTCAGAACCGATAAACATATTCTTTATATTCTGTGCCTTTTTAAGTTCCCAGTCCTTTATGGAATCGTTGTTGAATGTGGATTTGTAGAACATACCTTCAAAGCAAGTTCCGTTTGAAACATTCCAGTTGCTCAAATCAACATTCGGCAAATCCTTGAATGCGAACACAGCCGTAAAATCACGGACATCTGTCACATTGAAGAACGAATATGGAAGTTCAACATCCTGCGTTGTAACAGCATCACCCCAAGGGCTGTCTTTCGGGTTTGTGATAAGATGATAAACCAAATCCGATGCGAAGTTTATATCGTGCAAGTTCTGGTCAACATAAGCATCGCCCTTTACATTGGTAAGGGTTATCTCTTGATGGCTCATCCAGTCGTTGAGTTCGTCCTTCAGTTTTTTCTCCTTTGCCTTTATTTCCTCTTGCTTGTTTCTTTTTCTGACTTGTTCGGCTTCCAAATCGCTCATTGACCTTATTTTGCTATAATCGGTATCATCGTCTGGTATGCTATCTTCGTCAGTTTCTTCTTTTGATTTAACTCTGTCAAATAAGCCCTCATTGACAACACGGCCTTCAGTAAGAAAAGATGCGGTCTTTGTCTTTTCAAGAAGTTCATTGACGGATTCATTGATTGCCGCCTCGTTCTCCTTATAAAACTGTTCATAGAGTTTTCGTTTTTCGGAAATTGAAAGGCTCTTATCCACGTTTTTCCAGAAGTTCTCATAAGCGAACTTCGACATTATTCCTATATTGTAATTGAATGCTCCCATTATAATGCTATTATATTTGTACTATTTCGTTTCCATTTTTCTTCTCAATGACTTTCTCCAGTCCTCACCATATATAAAGTCTGATTTGAGTACGCCGTTTGTGAATGTACGCCAAGAAATCTTGCAGTCGCCGTTTTTCTTTATCTCGTTTTCAACAAACTCAATAACCTCATCAACATATTGCGGTGGAACATCCCAAGTTTCATCGTTTTCAGCTTTCACTTGAAGCAGTTTCTCTTTGATTTTAGCCCAAAGTACCAATGAAGGCGGTGCAAATTCAAAGAAAAGGCTTCGGCCTTCAACCGCATCCCAAGAGTTCTTACCCATAATCTTTGCCAACGCTTCTGGTGTTTCATTTGTAATAATGAGAAAACGGCTCATAACACGCATTTTGTCTGGAAGGTATCTGACTTGGGTTTTTAGTTTTTCAATCTCATCCTCCTTTTCCTCTTGCTTTTTGGCTTTCGCTATTGCTTTTCTGTTTGCTGTTTCTGGACATTCCTTTTCATACATCTTGCGGTAATTCACAATGTCGCCAACTGTGCAGTCGGTTATGCCGTAGTAATTTCCACGAGGCCCCTCGCCAGTTGCAGTTCCTCTCGGTGCTTCTATCTGTGGGAACACACCAGCATCGACTTCAAGAACGTGTTTCCAGAATGCACGCTGGAATCCAGTATCAAACAAGTTCGGTGTATCATCAAACACAAGCAATTTTCCGTTATTGTCATAAACAAAATCGTAAAGCTGCGATGCGTTACAAGTTGAAGTTCCACGCTGTGCATAATCAATGTTGTCTTTCAATCGCATTTCATTACGCACATCTTTCCAAGCCTCCGATTTTCCGACACCGCCCTTACCAGATATGAATATGCAAGGTGCGCCAATTTTGTTGTTTTTTAGTTTTTCGCTTTTTGACGATTTGCAATATTCAACCATTCTTCTGATATTGCGTTTCAAATAATCCATATCGTCAAAATACTTGTCGCACAATTCATAGAATTTTTCCATATTGCCGCCATACACATATTGAGCAACAGTAACATCAAGACCACGATATATGAGTTTTTCACTCATAGGTGCTGGAGTTTTTACGGTAACACCTTCGTTTGTTGTAACTTTGACATCAATACCAAATCTTTCACTTGTGCAAATGATTTTCACAATGGCACAATAGGTTTCAACAGATGCGGTTGATGTGCTGCCGCTTCCGTTTGATAAAATCTCACGATACTTTTGGCCGTTTGCCGTATTGTTACGCAAGTCAAACACGATTTGGATTGGACTGAAATTTGAGTTTAGTTTTTTGAGTTCGTCAGCAAATTTGAATATGCCTTCACGGGACAGATTCTTGCCGACATTATGCTTCATTTTATTCTCATCGTCAAATATGAAATTCTTTATGACACGATAACGCTCTGTAGCTTCAACCATATCATAGGTTCTCAAAATGTCATCGTGTGAAGTAACACCCTCGTTCAATGCGGCATAACCCGTACCAGCATTTCGGCCTTCATACATACCGCCTTTATATGCGGATGGGTTCTTGATTATGTCAAAGAGAAGTCCGAGCATTTTAACCAAGCCCATATTTTTTGCACTTATCGTATAGTCAGCCGTTTGATGGTCGCTTTCCAAATCATAATTAAGATAATATCGGATTACCGAATTATCGCCAATGCCGATAGGTGTTACAGTTACAGCAAGACCTTTTCTGATTCCGCTCAAAATGAGTATTGTACTGATACCGTCAATCACCTTGAAATATGTGTGATAATACGCTTTCCATCCGCAATTCTTGTTAAGCATACTGACAACAAGTTCCGCCATTTTTTTCATCTTCTTGTTATCTGAAACGACAATGTTCGGGTTTGTCATAGTTGCGGATGCGTTGAGTTCATCGGCAAGTATTGATGTGCCGTTTATAATCTCACTTCCGTTTTGTCTGATTATGCCAGTGGATTCAAGAACTGGTGCTGGCCTATTTGTATAATCTGATAGTTTTTTCATTTTTTATAATTTTCCGATATTATTTATATGTATTGGCATTATTTCCGTTTTCCAAATTCAGATATTTGTATGACATCTGTATGACTTAAAGTGGTTTCGCCCTTTTTAATCATATCTGTACAAATATACCATTTTTTATCCCCTTGATGCCAGTTAAGCATTGCATATTTTATTTCATTGCCGTTTATGTCGTGTGACGGATATTTGAAAGGATATTTGCTGTCGCTTGCTATCTCCGAATGAAAGCAGCAGTATTCGTATTTTTTAGGAACATAATCACTTCGTATATATAGCGAAACAGATTTGCCGAATAATGAAAGGTCATCCAATCGTTCTTCTACATTTTCATAATTCCAAATGTGAGGGTCATCATAACGCCTTGGCTTATTAATCAATAAAGCTGCTGGCATAAGAGCATTCATATTATTCCTTTTTCCTATGACATATCGGTTTTCCATAAGCAACTGAATAGCATATGGATATATGTTTTTTTCAATATCAACAAACCATTCGGAATCTGTATGGTATTCCTTTTGCTGGTCAATGTAACATCTGTTGGTTATTGAAGACTTGACAACGCAAAAATAATCAATTTCAAAATTGTATGGATACCAAACACTTTGTGTGATTAAAGCAGCAGCAACGGCCTTTATCAAATCGTGCTGCGTTTTTGGATATTGCATATTGCATACGTCATCATACGATATGCGTCTTTTGTCCAATATGTTACGAACATTGCCAAGATTTGTTTTTGTGATTGGCCTTATGTCAAGTTTTTCGTTTATGAAATTTGATGCGTTGAGTATCTCCATACAGCATATTATATTGCAAGTTTAACAACAACTTCCTGCGCACGGAATGTGCAGTTAAATGTTTTCATATCTATCATATTGCTTGAGAAGTTGAAATCCAATCCGTCTATGGCCGTGAACAAAACATTCTTGTATTCTATCGTGAACACCTCATATCCGTTGCCGTCAAAAATTCTGACAAAAGGAACGCCGTTTATAAACTTGTCTTCGGATGACGAATAATAGTAATAGAACAAATCTAACATAAGAAAATAGTTCACATAGCCGTCATACAACTGCTGTGTTACGGTAAATTCTTTTGGCATAAGTCTTTCTGGTGAATATGCAGAACGATAGATTCTTGAATACGGGGTTTTTCTGTCGTATTGTTCAACAACATCAAACTGCACATTTTGCATATTGAATCCCTGCACCCCGTAATTGACATAATCAATGCAGCGGTCAAAGACGTTGCCTGGGATGCGTTGGAGATAGGGCATATACTTGTCGTTTATCTCGTCTGGTATGAGTGTCTTCGCAAAGAAGAACTCAAACATATTGTTTCTTGCTGGAAGTAACATTTGAGTCTTTTTCTTTATTTATAAATATACGGAAAAGCAATCCGATTGATGAAGATATTAAGTTCAAAAGATTTCGCAAGTTTACACGAAAAACTCGACATACGTCCAATCACAAAGGATATGCTTTCCGATATGTCAGATGAACGCATATTGAAAGAGAAAATGCACGCAAGGAAAGACACGAAAGAATATGCTGAATTTATCTGGTACACATATGCAAAGATACAGAAAAGAATAATTGAAGGGAACTATAAAGTTGAGGTATCTGGCAAATTGACATTAAAAGGCGAACTTGGATATACTCACAACCAAGAAAATATATGGATTGTCGAATTGCCGTTAATATCAAGCAATGTGTATAAAATAAAAGATTTGACGGATTACGAATGTTCTCCGTATTGGCCGAAACCGCCATATCATATTTGGATAACATCAGCAGAAAACGCATATTCCGATGAGGTAAAAAAGGATGTGTGGAAAAAAATCGGAATGGAACTGAAACCAATATATGAACTCGTTGCAGACAAAAATGGGTTATACAACAAAAAAATAACAGATGCTATAACATTAAAATTCAATAAAGCAAACTGGGGGATAAATGCGCATCAAGAATTGATAGATGGACTTGAAAATGCGATAGGTGACGTGAATGTGAAATTGCAATATACAGTCAGAGGTTTGGGTGATAACACAATAGAGCCAATTGTATATATATGTTTGAATAAAAACGAAAAGGGTATAGATAGGCATAGCAGCAATGTCTTTTGGTTCGATTTAAGTTATGGTAAAATAGAATGCAGAAATATGCCGCATTTGTATCTGTCGCCGTTTGACAAAAGCGGAAATAATCCATTTAATCCGAGTTTGAAATATTTGGCTATGCGAAGTTCTGATAATTTGCTGAAAGAATGTGGTATGAAACCTTGGAGAAAGGTATCTTACAAAACACCGCAAGATGTCATAAACAAAATATCAAGATATGTGAACGACAGCATACGTCTTATGGACATATATTGTGGAACGAATGTCAAATTGTTAGGCGGAAAAGATATGATTGGCGTTTTGGACATATCAATCGCTGATGCGAATATGGAAAATATATAATAAAAATGAGTACGATACTTGCACTTGAAGAATTTATAGTGGAAAACGACAATGAACTTTTTTTGGAAGTTCTCGAACACTTCAAAAAACAATATCCGAGAAGAAGGATTGAAGTCAAAAGATACGGCTATGGAAACATAGTGAGCATTGACGGTGAGGACAAATTCAATACGAGCGGTTACAACCTGCTCTATAATATTAAACGTCTGTGCGATTGCCTTGAAGATGAATTGATTTAATTATGATGAAGATATTGAAAGCAGCCGATTACATTGGTGAGAAACTCACAATAAAGCCAGTTACAAAAACGAGATTGTCGGATATAAAGAAAGCCAACAGCGAGCGGCACACATATAGGATAGCCGAATGTGAGGTTATTATGGCTGAAGATAATTATGTCAATGGCGAGGATGAGGGTATATCTTTTCCATTTGTGATAACTCATATTAAAACAGCAAACAGTTTGGAAAACCTTTTGCGCAACTTCAATGATGATGTTTGCCGTGGTCACGCATTTGATATTGAAGATTTTGTTTATGACACAGAAACTGACGGTAGAGTTGATATGTCTGTTACAAGTATGTTGATAACAACAAATTTCAATTTCAAAGAACCTACACAAAATGATTGGGAAAGATTCAAAGAAGGCAAAATCAATATGACATCGCTAATATTCCAACTTCTCATAGAGAAAGACGAATTTGTTGATGACATATCAGAAGATTGTGAAAAAATAGGTATTATAAGTAGGTAGTGTTTTATACATTGCAAAAAATAACGGAATTATCCCTTTTAGTCTTGTAACACGCTTTTATAAATATACAAGAAAAATATAAACTTGAATTATGACACATATTAAAAGAATCAATGAAATGAACCAACAAATTTTTCTAAAAAATTTGGATGATTTCAAAATACATATCACAAGTGTTGATGTTTATGATAAACATATCAAAACCGACATTAAAAATGGAGATATGATGGATTTTGATACATTTTCTGTAAAATGCAACAATATAGATAAATATGGCGGTCATTATAGTGTTGAAATTGACAAAAAGGATGAAAATACTTATGTTGTTGTTTGTATTGATGATGAAGGTAGTGTTTCTTGCGAAATTGCATTTACAATTATTTACTTTAATCCAAATTCGGCAGATGACATTTTTACTTGTATGATAAATCGTTCAAATGTTTTACGTTAATCGTATAACAAGAATTGCATTACAAGACTAAAAGGGATAATTCCGAAAAAGAATAACCGACCTGGCAAGGAAACAAAATTTCCATTGGTGAGCGTATCACCGAAAAGAAAAAGCCTCCGATTTGGAGGCTTTTTCAATTAATGGAAAGATTTGAAAAATTCAGAAATTAGTTTTCTTTATTCTCTTGTTTTTCTTCTTCCGCAGCATTCTCATTATTGAAGAACTCTGGGGACAGTTTTGTGATGGCGGCATAAACCAAGGATGCGTCCTTTAACGTATATGCACCAGCCTTCTGTCCAATTACGGCTGCTTGGATAAGCACGTTGATTGCTTCTTTTTCGTTCATATTACTCAATGTTTATTTGTTTATTAATCGTTTTCTGTTCTCGTTTCGGCATAACAACCGTCAGAACGCCATTTTCAAGATGTGCTCTGATTTTGCTTTCATCAACACAATCGTCAAACGGGATTTTGATTTTTTCGTCTTTTCCCATCTTCAAAAATGTACGGTCAAAGCCTTCACCTTTAACGCCAACGCTGACATAGTTTTCTCCGTTGTTTGTACATTCAATAGACATACAAAGTTCGGACTTGTCAACCTCTGGCATAAGAAGTTTCACGATGACCGCCTTGTCGTTTTCTTCTCTTTTGCAATTACTCATAGCGCAAAAATGGAAGAAATCCTTGTTGCCATTCTTTTTTTCTGGAAACGTTTTCTTGAAAGCGGAATCCATTTTTTCAAAATCAACGCCCATTGCGTCAAATAAATTTGTCAAATCTGTAATGTAACTCATAACTTTGCTTTATATTAAATAATAAAAATTTTTGTTTTATGAACAAAATATGATTTTTTTGTTTCAGATTAATGAATACAATTTGCGTGCCAAACACGTCTGTCTGACATTTTGTCAGTTTTTCAATGATTTTTTCAGTGATTTCAAGTCATCAAGGTACATATCGGCAGGAACTCGCTTCTTCATAATTTCAAGTTCCAGTTTCTTGGCATCGTATTCTTTGAGCAATTCGGCATAGCGTTCTTTTGTGAGCGAGTATATCGGCATATTTATGAGATAGTCAAATGAATTTGAAACCTTGTCAAACTTTTTGTTTTCAAGCCAATCGCAAATTTCTTTTTTAGGAACATTGCTGACTTTAAGTTTTTTGTCAATTATTGCCTTTATGAATTTTGCACGATTTCCGAGAATAAGGATTTCCTTCATAAGCATATCTATAATATGTTTCTTCCGTTTCTCGTACCAAGAAAGTCTGAACTTGCAGAAATACGGTATGATATCCTCGGCTCTTTCAAACTGCAAAAGTCTGTCATTTTCATCAACCGATATTATGATTTCTGTTTCAGAGCTGTTTACACGCAAAACCGATTCCAGTTTGTTTGTGTCTATAAGTTCTTTCAATGCGGCTCGTGTGAATTTGAGAACATAATCAACGCCAGACGAACTGTTGTTCTCATAATCAACAATCACTTTTTTGTCAATCAAAGAATCAAGGTATTCTTCATATTTCTCAAAAGTTATCGCTGGCGGCAAATCGGTTACACGGACAGTTGTCGTATTGACAATTTTATAAATGCCAGATATATTCCACTTGTTAGGGTTGTCATTGTCACGAACAAATGTGCCGCCAAATTCAGAAAGCCAAGGTTTCAGTTCCTTTACTTTTTTATTGTTGAGAAATGCTATGCAGGCATCAACAACATCCTCTGGGTTTCTGTTGAGAATATTTGTTGAAAAGCCTACAGCAATTCCAGAACTGCCGTTCAACAATATTGTCGGTATGATTGGAAGAAAGAACAATGGTTCAATTTCATAACCTTCTTCCATTCGTTTTTCAAGCAATTCAAAATCCTTATAAAGAAGTCTGAAGTTTTTTGAAAGTTTAGTTCCTATATATCTCGGAGCACCAGCATCTGGAACACGCAGGCTTCCGTATTGGCCGTGGCCTTCAAGAAGCGGTAGGCTGTTCTTGAATGTCTGTCCCATATTGGTTATGGCATCGTTCATACTTTTGTCGCCGTGAGCGTAAAGGGCAAGCGAAGAAACCTCACCGCCAAGCTGATAAACCTTCATTGGTTTCTCATTGCCAGTTTTCCATATTTTGTTGGCGATGAAAATTATCTTTCGCTGAACTGGTTTTAACCCATCAATGCAACTTGGTATGGCACGGTCTTCAATGACCGACTTTGCAAAAAGAAGTTGGTCAACGTCAAGAAAGTTGTCTATTGTTCGTGTTCTCATCTGATTATGCTGAAAGTCTTTTTGAGAAAATCAAGTTACGTAATTCCATAAGTCGCAAATATTCATCAACATCACAACCAAAATGTTCAGACACAAAATCTTCAATTTCTGGAACTTTATAATTTTCAACTTCAGTTGTTGTATATGCTTTCGGAAACAAATCTATTGTGTTGTGCTCATTAACACTAAATAAACGGTATTGGTCGTAAGACGGATATGCCTCTGTGTTATATACCCGTTCATCAGCAAGAAAGCATACAGCGGTCGGCAAACCGTTCAAATCTTCCTCATAGAAAGCGCAGTTCGGTACTTTAAGCTGGTCAAGTGCCGACATAGCATCAATCAAATCTATATACACGCCAGCATCAAGCACAATCATTGTCTTGAAAATGTTAGCCCAGTCATTATAAGCATCACGGTCACAGACATTGTATTTGTGTTCGTCTTTGATTTTTTCGGAATACTCCACAACAGCGTGAAGCGATTGTATTCCTTTCTGCATAGGATTCAACTGGCGTAGAACCATTGAATACATACGCTGTTCAAGTTTTTTATCGTTGTCTTGCATTAAAAATAAAATTAAAAGTTAAACAATTTTTGCGTCCTTAACGTCCTCTTTGGTTGAATTTCTGAATATAGTGTCAAACACGCCGCCATAATAACCAGTTTTCGCCATAATTCTCAATGCTTCATCAGAGTTCCATTCCCCTATTGAATAATAATCATCAAAACTGATGTCTTTCAAAACAAGTTCGGCGGTAACATCAAAATAATAGTCGCCTATTTTGTTAAAAGCGTGGTCTATTGGAAAACTTCCGTACAATGTCATATAGCCTTCCACATATTTTATATCTTCCCAGCCATATGTTTTCCCGTCTATGTTCAATGTGATTTCATCAAACGATTCAAGTATTTGAGCCGTATGCAATGCGTTGGAATAACATTCTTTTTTCTTGAATTTGCCGTTGCGTTTTAGAATATTTATTGTAGATGCATCAAATAGTTCATATACCGAAGTACACTTAACGTGCTTAACAGATTCAAGTTTCTTATTAAAGTAATCACGCTGATAGCCAGATGATTGTTCCGCAAAAAAACGAAGCATATCAACTATCGAATTGCTGCTTGATTCCGTTATGAACTCAATATATGATTTAACCATTTTTCAAAAATATGTTTCCTTATTTACGAAATTATCCCTTTTATTCTTGTATTATTTATAAGACTTCAAGTTCAATAGTCGCTTCGTTGCTGTCCGATTGTTCACCAGTTTTATTGGGTCTTGCAAACGGTTGGTACACAGCTCCACGACCGTACTCGGCATTCCTTGCCGAGATATGTCTCTGCCATTCGTCTGGTTCATATTGTTCGTTGTTCTTCGCCGCATTGATGTCTCTGTCGTGATGAGCACCACAGTTCGGACAAGTCCAATATCTTACTGCCAGATTTTTGACTTTCTTGTTTATATAACCGCACTCGCTGCACATCTGGCTTGACGGATAATATCTGTCAACTTTCATCATAGTCTTGCCGTTCCAAGCACATTTGTATTCAAGTGTCTGAACGAACTGATACCAGTTGCATTCGGATATGGATTCAGCAAGTTTGTGATTTTTCATCATACCTTTTACATTCAAATCCTCAACTTTTATCAAGTCATAAGTTTTGACCAGTTCTGCGGTTATCTTATGTATGTAGTCAGTTTTGATGTCTGTGATTTTCTGGTAGATTCGGTTGCATTTCAATACTTGGTTTTCATATCTCTTGCTTCCATAGACCTTCCTTGCCAGACATCTCTGATATTTTTTCAGTTTTCTTTTGTAATATCTGATTATGCTTCGTTTGCTTGCATATTTGAATCC